ATATTATCAATATGAATATAGTATCCCCTTTATGTCAAGCTTTGGTTGGAGTCGAAGAATTCAATCACAAGTCTTGTAAGTTTGTTCTTTGGTTCGGAGAACTGAAGAAAGAAGATAAGCGATTGATTGCTCTGTCTGAAGGACAGTCCGCTAAGTTTAGCGAAAACTTCGTCAAAGTTACAAGGTTTAAACTTAGCAATCAAGTGTTTTTAGAAATTTACTAAAAAATTTAACATTTATTAACATTTGATAATTTATAAACACTTGATTATTAGCTAATTAATTTCTTAACTACTTTTACCATTTCTCGCATCAACTTGTTTTTGAATAATGGTATTTGCTTTTAATGTTTTTTGCATAAACTTTTGACCATCGATTTCTAATGTAATATTGCTATACATATCGACCTTATTGTTAGCAAATTCAACTTTTAATGGATTTTTAAGTATATTAGCTAGATCAGCTAACATGCCACCACCTTTAGTGTTAACCCTTGATATTGACTCAACAGCATTTTGAACTGCAATAAAATCTTCTTTATTACCAGACATTACTGCATTTATATATTTAAAGGCTTCACCAACTTTTGTTAAATTGTCTGCATGACTTCCTATTATTGTTAATGTTTTACTTAATGATGCAAATCCACCTAACATACCACCTAAAAATCCTATAGTACCAGTTGTTGCCATCGCAAGATTTAATGCTCCAATACCAACGGCTACCTGAGCTAATCCCCAGCCAGCACCTTTACTTGAATTAACCAATGTTGATAATCCTTCACTCATTTTACCAATACCCCAAGCAGCAGCACCAATTCCAACACCAACACCTACTGCCACTAAACCTAAAGCAGCAAGCCCGGGTGCTGTTACTTCAGCAGCAGCACCGAGTGATATTAATGGTATTGTTGCGATAGCCATTGCACCACCTAATGCTAATATTGTGAATGGTAATGCAGTAAGTTGTGTTGCATCTAATTTTGCCATGGCATCTGCAAGTTTGCTAACACCAATAGCTGCGACACCTAAACCAGCACCTATACCAACAGCAGCAGCACCTATACCAGCACCTTTGCCTAGGCTTCTCATCCCTTGTCCTCTTGCTAGTTCAGGAGCACCTTTTCTAATTGCACCTTTTGCTGTGTAAGCACTTCCAACTTGACCAGCAGCTATTCCACCGCCAGCACCAGCTGCATTACTAACACCACCACCCATGCCGACACTTCTTACTAGTTTATCAGCACTAAAATTTAGCATTTTACCTACAGCTCTCCATGCAACAGCACCTGCTAATAATGTTACTGCTGCAACAGCAATTCCACCCCAACCATTATCTGAAAGTTTGCTAAACCATTTTGTTAAATTTAAAATCGGTGTTAGCATAGCATTAACTCCTCTTAATAATGGTAATAATGTTGCTTTTAGCGTCTCAACCATTGCCTTAAATGCATCTTCAAAAGTTAAAGCTAATTTTGCACGTTCTTCTAATGTAACCTGTTCTTTAACGAATGATTCTGCCTGTTCTTTTGTTAATGTTGAGATATCTCTCATTTGACCAGCTAATTTCACTTGAAATTTACCTGATTTAGAATCAAATGTAGCAGCACCCTCAACTAATTCTTTTTCTCTACCAGTTAAACCACTTCCAGCTAGTTCTTTATTCATTTTATCTAAACCAGCACGTCTTTGAGCTATTTCAGTCATTGCCTCAACACTAATTCCTAACGAATTTGCAACACTTTCAAGTCTTTGTCTGTCTGCTGGACTTATGAATTTTTCAAATGTACCATTACTCATTTTTCTAAATGTAACAATACCTCTAGTCATTTCAGATATTTTAGCATTTAATTTATCTGGTTCATTACGAGCTAAATACATCCATTCAAACGGGTCTGTTTTAGCAAATTCACCACCCATTACTTGTAAATTGGCAGCAAGATTAATTGCTTTTTCTAATCCCTTAGCAGCATCAGCAGCACTAAGAGCATCTTTCATATCAACTTTAAATTTTTCAGCACTCATTGCCATTTCGCCAATGCCCTTACTACCTGCTTTGAAACTATATGTATTTAATTTTTTAAAATTATCATTAATACCTTTTAATACTCTAGTTGGACTAACGCCTAATTTTTCTGATATATCTACAATATTTTGTACAAATTCTGATGTTCTTCTAGCATCAATTCCCATAAATTCATATTGTGCTGCTAATTTGGTTGCTTGTTCTATACCAATACCAGTACCTTTGCCGATTAATAATATATCTTTAACCATTTCTTCAGATAATGCACGTGCTCTACCTGTTTCATCAGCAAATCCTTCTTGTATTAATGATATATCCTTTAACGTACCACCAAGCATGGTAGCGAAACTAGCACTTTTCTCAAACGATACTCGCATCATGTCGGCTTTAGTGCCTGACATTCCTAAATTAAGAATTGTTGACTTTATTACCTTATCTTGTTCCTGTAAATATTTCCAACCTGTTTTTAAGTCCTGACCTATTTGAGCAAGAAGGTCATGACCTATTTTTCTTTGTACATTAATTTTCTTTTCAGCTTCTAATTGATCAGCTAAGTCTTTTTTTAAACTAATTAATAATTTTTTTTCATCATCACCTAATACAGCGAAATTTTTTTTTAGCTCATTTATAAGTCTTTGATTTTCAAGATTAGTTTCTTGTTGTCTTGCTCTTTCAGCTTCAACCTGACCGATTTGATTATTAATTATTAATTCTTCTCTAAGAAAATCAGTATACTTCTTAGAATCGATAAGCATTTGTTTTATATCTTCTAAACTAGCAGCCATAAAATATTGTTTAGTATAAATACAAAAGACCTAGATTTTAATCATCTAAGTCTTTTTATATTATTTATCGTTTTTTATTAGCCCTCTCTTGCATTTTTTCGATTTCTTCATTCTCTTTTTGAAGTAGATATAAAAAATGTCGTCTTCTATATACAGGTAAATTTTCTATGTATTCTGCCTGAAATTTAGCATGTTTGGTTAAGATATATATTTCTTCATCCACCATCTTCTTATATTCACCCGTTAGGTGTTGGGGAAAAAAAAATCTATTCCAACAGTTAAACTTGCAAAAAATTTATATCCATCATTGGCTACAAATTCATATGACATGTTTACATTAGGACTTACATCCGATATTTTTCTACGAATAGTATAGGCATCTAATGCAGGCATAGCATCAACAAATTTATCAATATATGATCTATCCATATTATCATTAATTGATACAATTGATGCTTTTAATTTTAATGTATTATTTTGGCTAAACTCTTCACCATAAGCTTCTTGAATTGCTTTAGCTTGGTTATCAATGCTAATATCTTCACCAGATGTTAATAATCTAAAAACAACACTTTTTTTACGCATCGGTATCTGAACTAAAAAATGTCCTTTAGCATCTGGAAATTCAGTAAGTTCTTTATATGTTAATCTTAGTAGATCAACCTTAGTTGTAAATGGAATACCGCTTCTAGGGTCAGTTACTTGTACTGTATAATCAGCGCCATAGCTTGAAGTACGTAGAAATAATAATATTGCATTTCTATCGCCAGCCAACAAATCCTTAATTGCAACATTAGGCGTTTTTATTTTTCTTCTTAGTAAAATATCTAAAACAGTACCGTTTTCAATTAGCGATGGTGTAGTTAATAAATCTTCATCTTTGGAAGTCATATACTCAACAGCTACTTCCGATATACCATTATTATAGAACAAACCTTTTGATGGTAATTTAATAATTTCATATGAAGTCATTAAATCGGGGTCGGTTTCCTTGGACATGGTTTTTTCAAAATCGTTTTGATTAAACGGTTGTATTTTAGGAATTGAAGCATTTATTACAGGATTTGATTCAGTTTCGGATTTAGATGCGTTTTTATAGTTGTTTAATGCATCACCTATTGATTCTTTTTTGGGCGTGTTGTTTTCCATATTATTATAAATTTTTATTATTTTTAATAAATACTAATAAAAAAATTTTGTAATAAATCAAGATTTCATAATATATCTCGTATAATGGTATATGAGCAAGATTTTTTAAATAATAAATATAAATATATAAAATATGGGTCGAGACAGAATTAAGGAAGAAAAGAATTTTAATGAAATTATGTCAGTAAATAGTGCTACTGAAATATTAAAAATAAAAAGTGAAATAGGCTCATTGTTACCTAGTGAAGTAAAAATCATGGCAAAAAATGATAGTCAAAAAAAATTGATTAGCTCGATAAAGAACAATGAAATAACAATTTGCGCAGGACCTGCAGGTTCTGGTAAGACGTTTGTTGCTCAGGCTTATGCACTTAGTTTATTAAAGAATAATAATAATAGGTATAAACGATTATATTTGATAAAATCAGTAACTACTTTAAAGAATGAAGAATTGGGATATCTTAAGGGTGGCATAAACGAGAAAATAGACCCGTTTATGTGGAGTTTTTATATTAATATGGAAAAAATAATATTTGAATCATCCATTAAAACATTAGTGGAAAGAGAAATAATTAGACCATTTCCATTAGCATTTATAAGAGGTTGTAGTTTAGATGATTGTATAATTTTAGCGGATGAAGTTCAGAACATATCAATGGATAATGCACGTACTTTATTAACAAGAATAGGAAGTAACTGTAAATTAATATTACTTGGTGATATTAAACAAATCGATTTAAAAAATAAGCATGAAAGTTCATTAGAAAAATTATTGGAAATGTTTGATGGTGTTGAGAATATCGGAACAATTATGATGAGTAGTGAAGATACCAACGTGAGAAATCCTATCATAACTATAATAGAAGAAAAATATGATGAATATTTAATAAATAATGAAAATAAAAAACATAAACATGAATAATATATTGGTTATATATATAGGTGTTGCAGGTATACGTTCTGAAGATATAGCAGAATACGTTGCAAAGGTTACAGCAAAGATTTCACCAACAGTTTTCGAAGGTGAAATTATTGTTATCCCCGTTCAATCACATGATACTAAAGTAGAATGTATTAATCCTTATTATGTTACTGATATTGATTTAATTAAGGAAAATACAGAAAAATTAAAAAAATTAAAAGATGAGCTTATATATCAAGCAGGACTATTAAAAATGAAAAACAATGAGTAGAAAATTAAAAGTAGGTATTGATATTAATGAAGTATTTCGAGCTAAATGGAGTCAATTTGATAAATTCTATGTTGAAGAATTTGGCGAAGATGGTGTTCCTAAAGAACAGCCATATGTATATGACTTCTTCAATAAATATAAATTTGAAGATAAGGTTGAAATAACTAAAGAACTTAAAGAACCTGATGAAATGCCTGAAAATATTAATCCTTTGGATTATCAGGTTGACGAAAGATTAAAGGAAGCACCAGCTGATGCCTTTTTATTTAAAGCACCTGAGAAGAAAGTGTTATTGGCTAAAGAAGTATATAATCGTTTCATGTATGAAGATTATGTATTTGAAATTCATGGTTCAGCACCTGTTATGTATAGAAACATGGAAGTTGTTGTAAATAACTTTAATCAAAAATATACAGATACTGTCAATTTCACATTATTTTCAGTTGAAAACAGGTTCAGTATTCCATCAACGTTATTTTTCTTAAGTAAAATGGTTAGCAGATTTAAGAACATATCATTTGTTGATAAAGCAGTTGATATGTGGAACGATGTTGATGTATTAATGACGACAGACCCTGAACTATTAGAATTGGGCGCACCATGGGGGAAAAAAATGATTAAAATCATAAGACCTTATAATGAGCACATTAAAACAAGTGGGTTAGAAGTAATTGACATATCTGATTTAATTGATAACAAATATTTTGAAAAAATAATTAAATATAAAAAACAATAACAATATGAATGAAGAAATAAAAACAGCAGTAGAACAAGATAATCTAGATAAGATTAATAAAATCAAAGCATCTTTAGATAAGCTAAAAAATAAAAAATCTAAGTTTATTTTCTGTGTGCCAGAAGCACAAAGTCCAGCAGCCAGTGTATATGAAATTTATTTTCATGCAACTGTTGTAAAAAACATGGGCTATGAGGTTGTAATGCTCGTTGAAAGAGGTGATTATGTTCCGCCAGTTTGGATTGAAAGAGAATTGACAAATCATGTACACATATCAATGGCTGAACCAAAGAATCTTATGGTCGGTCCTGAAGACATTATGATTATTCCTGAAGTTTTCTCAAATGTAATGGAGAAAACATTTAAAGATAAATTACCATGTGTTAGAATTGGTTTATTACAATCAGTTGATTATATGGTAAATTCATTAATCCCGGGTATTGATTGGACTGCATTTGGCATTCACGATATTATAACAACATCACCAACATTAAAGGAATGGGTTGAAACATATTATGGTTTAAACAAATATAATATTAAAACATATAATGTTGGAATTCCAGAGTATTTTGAAAAAACAGAAATTCCACAGAAGCCAATCGTTTCAATCATGGGAAGAAATGCTAATGAGATATCTAAATTTGTAAAGTTATTCTTTGCTAAATATCCTCAATATTCATGGTTAACCTTTGATCCTATGCTTACCAAAAGCAAACCAGCTCAATCAATGCGTAGAGTAGATTTTGCTAAGAGATTACAAGGCAACTTTGCTGCAGTTTGGATTGACAGAATTTCATCATTCGGTACATTTCCACTTGAATGTATGAAATCAGGTGTTATTCCAATCTGTCTTAAACCAGATATTATGCCTGAATTCATGCTTGAAAGAGACGAAGAAGGTAATGTTGTTAAAGTTGTAGAAGGCGCTGGTGTTTGGACTGATAACTTTTATGATTTGCCTATTTTAATGGGTGACGTATTAATTAAGTTTTTGGATGATAGCGTAACTGATGCATTATATGAATCAATGGATAATGTTGTTTCAAGATTTAATCAAGTAGCATCAGAAAAAAGATTATCTGAAATATATCAAGAATATCTCAACGATAGAATTAAACTATTTGAATTAGCATTACAACCTAAAGTAGAAGAAGCAAAATAATAATATATATAAAATATTTAAATATGAAAAATATTACTGTAATAATTCCAGTACACGAATTTAATGAAGTTGTTGAGGGCTATTTAGATAAAGCCATTGAGTCTGCGCAAAAACAAGAAAAAGTAACTGAGCAGCCAGAAATAATTATCGTTCATCCTGAAAATTTAACCGATGTTATGAATGAGCATAGTAAAAAGCATCTTGGTGTGGTTTATGGCGTAAATAAAGGTTTCGCTGACTATCAATCGCAAGTAAATCATGCTGTTGATCATGTTGATACCGATTATTTCACAGTTTTAGAATTTGACGATGAATTAGGAACTACGTTTATCAAAAACGGTAATCAATATATTAAGGCATATCCAGAAGTAGACGTTTTTCTAACCATGTTAATTGAAGTTAATGAAAAAAACGAAGGAATTAAAATGACCAATGAAACAGTATGGTCTGAAAACTTCGTAGGTGAAAATGGTGAAATGGGTTATCTTAATGTAAACGCACTTAAACAATATACTGATTTTAAATTGTCTGGTGCAATCATTAAAAAATCTGAATTTATCAATATTGGTAAATATAAGATTAATATTAAATTAGCATTCATGTATGAATTTATGCTTAGAGCATTGAATAATGCATGTAAAATAATTACGATATCTAAAATAGGTTATAAGCATTTAGCAACCAGAGAAGGTAGTTTATTTGATACATATTTGAAGACTATGCCTATGAATGAAAGAAAATTTTGGTTTGATACTGCAACGAATGAAGCTAATTTTATGAGTGATAGAACTATTGATATGTCAAGATTGAGTAAACAAATAATAGTCTAAAAATAACATTAAAATTCATTTATATGTGGAATGATTGAAAACGAAGATAGTGCACCATATTTTGGAGAAAGAGAGGAAAAGGCTGTTTTAGATTATATTAATTCTGATTCCCAAGAAGAAAAGAATAGAATATATAATGAAATTCTAATAGAACCTTTTCGTAAAATGAAGGAGTCTATTTTAAGGCGCTACCCTATTCATATCGGAAATTATGATATGGAGGAAGTTGAATCAAATGCATTAACTCATTTGATTGAACATATGATTAAATTTAATCCAGATAAAATTACTAAATCGGGTAATAAAACAAAAGCTTATAGTTATTGTCAAACAATAATAAGAAATTATTATAAAGATCATAGCAAAAAAAGTTACATGGAGAAAAAGGTTAATCTATGCTTTGATGATTATGCTGAAGAAATTAATGAAAGCCTTGATTATAGTTATGAGATAGAGTTAGAAAGCCAACATCATCTTGAAAAGTTGATTAACGGTGTAATCGCAAAAATAGATAATAAAATCAGTTCTGATACATCAATGAAGAAAAATGAAATAATTGTTGGCGATGCAATTATTAATGTGCTAAGAAATTGGCATATACTCTTCATGGAAGATAGTCCTGATGGTAAGTATAACAAAAGAGTTACTAATAAATTTGCAAAAAACAAAATATTGTTCTTCTTAAAGGAACAAACCGAATTATCTACTAAAGAGATTCGAATTGCAATTAAGCCGTTTAAGGAAATATATTTTATTGAAAAATTAAATTACTTAGATGATTAAAGTATATCAAACAATTATTGATAAAGGACATGGCAACTGCATGCAAGCTGTAGTTGCCAGCCTTTTAGAACTGCCATTAGAAGAAGTACCTAATTTCATTGAAATTAAGGAAGGTAGTTGGTTTCTTACTATGGAACATATGTTCGATGATCGTGGCTATGATCTTTGTACTATTGGTAGAGGTGGAAATACTGATACTGAAATGTTAAAAAAAATAGCTAAATTTGATGGTGGTGTTAATGGTTTTCTTTATGCTTCAGTACCATCCATGACTTTTGAAGGCTGTGGTCATGCCGTTATTGTAGATACTGATCTTAACATAGTACATGACCCCAATCCCAATCAACTAGCTCTACAGCTTACTGCTGATGATATTGATTCTATAATGGTTTACCATGATATGCGAATTGGTAAAACAGGTAAATGTTTTACTCTTGAACAATGGGATAATTTATCTATTGAAGAAAAGGATACTAATACTTATAAAACAGTATATGATAAAGATGGAAAGGTTATAGGCAGTATATAATAATTTTAAATAATTAGTATTTATATGTACTAAAACTAATAACAATGGCAAGACCTTTAAGAAGAAAATTAAAATTTGATGAAGAAAGTGTAAATAAGCTATTACAGGAAGTATATGACGATGCATTTAACATAAAAGCTAAAATAGCCAGACTTTTTACTAAATGGGAAACCAAGATAAAGGAAGGTGGTGAAATTGCTGCAATTGGTGATCAGGTTATTAAACTTATAGCAGCTGAAGCTAAAAATCAAGATCAAAAAATCATGTTGTTGAAATACTTAAAAGAAGTCGTTTTTGATAATAAAAATCCTAACAACATTGATGTTACAACAAAGTCTAATGAAAACGATGGAACTATTAGCTCTGAAAAAAAGAGCGAGTTAATGAACTATGTTCGTGAAGAAGTAGAACGTGCTGAAAGAGAAAAAAACAATAAATAATGAGTTTAGCTGACGATAAAAGAAGTGTTTTTACAACTATTGGTGCATATACATCCTTTAATGGACAAAACAAGTTACCGAGAGTTGGTGAGTTATATCCATCCATAAACAATAAGAAGGATGTTGTTCCGTATTTGCTTGATCTGTTAAAAACAGTAGCAGGTAGTGAAGCATTAAAGAAGTTGATGGGTGATATGATTACTAAATTAGTTGTTAATTCCGAAGCTACCATAAAGACAGCGCTAAAGAATCAATTTACTCAATTCAATTCAGGGGATAATCTTCCAACTAATTTTAAAACTAATGGTATTGATTTGCCAGTTAAAAATATTGATATAAATGGTAAATTCAAATTAAGCCCAACATCCGATAGTGGACAATTGTTATATAATAACATAACCCCTAACTTCGATAAAATTGCACACGATGCTATATCAAGTGAAGGAACTTCAATATCGTTTGCTGGTATGAATATGGATATTAAATATAGCGAATCTAGTGATAGTTTTAATATAAAGCCACCTGCAGGAATTAACACTAGCATTGGTGAATATTTTAATAACTATATTGATAAAGCAGAAATTATCAATAAAAATGAATTTGTAACGAACATCATGGATAGTATCTATGGTGTTTTATCTAAAAAAAATAACAAAACACCTGCTCAAATACTTGAAGAACTTAAAGTTGAACAATTACTTGAACAAGTTATTAATGGTGATGATTCTTTTGTAATATTACCTAAAGATTTTGATTCATTATTGCAAAGAGCAGATGAATTATCAAATGGAATTATTAATTATGATATGGGGTGTGGTCTTATGGCTGCATCATTATCGTTTGATTCACTGAATGCATTAATTAATACTATATCTGGCTCAACCGATTCTTTTTTAGTTAGTAATGCTATAGATGCAACGATTGATCAAAGCACCACTGGTAATACACAAACAACAGCCGAAAATAAAGAAACCATCAAAGATGGATTTTTTCAACGACTAATAAAAATATTTACGGTGCAATTATTACGTGCTGCAACAACAGCACCACAAATACGTGCTTTATTAGCTATAATGAGTTTTTTTCAGAATAACGGAACTGTTCTAATAGGTAATGCAGTTGATGACATGAAAAAGTTTAAGACGTTAATTAAGTGTATGGCTAATGAAATTATTAAAATGATTGCCGAATTCATATTTAATCTTGTTGTATCATATTTATTAGTGCTTCTATCACCAATAATTAAAAAAATATTAAAAGAAAAAATAAATCAGTTTGTTAAGATCATAAAAAGTTTAACAAGCGTTAATAAAGTAATAGGTTCTGGTTAAAACATAAATATATGGCTGTTGATTTTAGTAGTATTGATTCAATTATTGAAGGTTTTAATAAAATATTAAACCTCTCATCTATAGGCGGTCCGCCCCCTGTACCAACACCATTAATTTTAGTGGGAGTACCTCAACGTACTGGTTTATCACCAACAAAAATTGCTTCACGCATTATTGCAAGAAAAAGTGAAGCTGGTTTACCTGTTGGCGCTTTACCTTCAGGTGCTATAAGTCCTGATGAAATTATGGAACGCATTAGAATTGAAGAAATTATTAGTGCACTACAACTTGAAGCAATCATTACTGTGGGCATACCACCCGGGATAACAATCAGTGCTGCAGGTGTTTCACCAACAGGACCTGTTTCCGTCTTTGGCTCAACAATAACATTTTCTAAAGGATATGCAGTAATACAATAAATAATATGGAAAATTTAGCGCAATATACACCAACAGAATTACTTTCAATGGTTAATAGAACACATGAGCTTCATGAGACTTTAAAACAGAACATTATTGATTTTAGCATTGAGCTAGATGAACTTGAAGCTAAAATCAATGAAAAACTAAGGCTATTGGATGAAGTTGAAAAACAATATATTGAATTAGTTGAAGAAATAAATAACCGATAATGTACGACAAACCTATAATACACACATCTAATCCTTACAAACAAGAAGGAAGCTCAACAGAAATCACCAGAACAATTTACTATGGCGAAGTGATATCAATTGATGATGCTACCGATGGTGGTATTATAAAAGTACGAATACAAGGTTTGGATAATAAAACAGCAAATGTAGACTTGCCTGCATGTTATCCGTTATTACCTAAATTTTTTCATTTATATCCACAAATCGGAGAAGTTGTTAGAATCTTTATTGAGAATATAAGATACCCTGAACGAAGTAGATTTTGGATTGGTAGTGTTATATCACAACCACAAAAAATAGGCTTAGATTTGATCTATACTGCTTTATCGACCACTAATATAGGTGTTACCTCTCCAGAAAGAGCACCATCGACATATCCAGATGCTGATGGTGTGTTTCCATTGAAAACAGATGTTGCAATTGTTGGTAAAATTAACACTGATATTATTCTACGCATAAATGAAGTTCATATTCGTGCAGGTAAACATGAAAATGATAATATTTTAAAGTTAAATACTAAAAATCCAGCTGAAATTAGTTTAGTGTTTGAAAAAACAAGTGATAGCACCGATTTTCAAAGCAGTGCTATCATAACCAGCGATAAAATTGCTTTGATATCACATACTGGAAATCCACAATTTAAAGCTGTTCGTGTTGATAGCGCAGAAAGAGAACGAATCTTTGCTGAAGGTCATCCAATTGCCAGAGGCGATGTATTGGTACAGGCATTAGAAATCATTCGTAATGCATTGATTAATCATATTCACGGCTATTCTGGCTTAGGAGCAGACAAAACATCAGTCATCAATGACTTAGAAAAATTAAATTTTGAGGGTATCTTACAAAAAAACATTGTAACTAATTAATTAAATTAGTATTTTTGCCCCATGAATATATCAATACCCATACCGCAGGAGTTATTCACTGCTTTTAATGACGTTACGTTTTTTGACGAACCGCATAAGTATTATGTGAATAATAGGGAATTGATTTCTGTTACTACATTAATTCACCAATATCAAGGTGATTTTGAATCTGATTATTGGTCTGACTATAAGGCAAAACAGTTTAACCTCAAGCAATACCAAATATTACGAGCATGGAACTTTATAAATAAGAAAGGTACTGTTAAAGGTTCTGCTATTCATGATTATGCTGAAAATTTATTTCAAAATAAAAAATATGAATATCCAAAAAATATCATATTAAAAGAATTTGGATTTGATCCTGTTATAAATGAATACATGAAAACCAAATCACATGTAAACAACTTCTATAACGATGTACAAGGTAGATTGATTCCAATTAGAGCCGAATTAGTAATGTATGATAAGGAAACATACATCGGGGGAATGCTCGATATGTTATTCTATAATGTGAAGGCAAAGGAGTTTCAAATTTGGGATCATAAAACTAATAAGGATTTTACATATGAAGAACCATCAAGACACTTATTAGATGAATTATTTTTACTGGAAGATTGTGATTTAGAGGTTTATTCGTTACAACTTGGTTTATATAAGTATATTATAGAGAAAAATGTGCCAATAAAATTAGGAAAATCGTATTTAATATGGTATTCGCACAATAATGAAAATTATGAAATAATTGAATGTAAGGATAGAACATATTATGTAAATAAAATCATTGAGAAAAGAATTGAAGAAATTAAAGGTCTTTGAATTGTATTCTTTTTCTTAACAATCCCAATTCATATATGTCGTAATCAAAATACAGATAATTTTCGAATTTTAATAAATCTTTTTTATTTGATACTCTTATTTGTGATGACCTTCCACCTCTACTCATAATAATTCTATATTTAAAATTTTCAATTTTTATTTTTTTGAAAAATTGAATAATGAAAGCCCAATCTTGTTCTGCATGTCCAGTAAACGCTATTGAATGATGTCCTTTATTTTTTATTGTTACCGACCCATCCCCATCAAAAAATCCTCTAAACCAATAAACTCTTAAATCATCAGGTATTTTATTTAAAATTTTTTCAGGAGATTTTAGTTTATTTTTATAATCGTGTTCAATTAAATAATCACCTATTTTTCTATCAGATATCCAATTAGTATTAATTAATTTTTTCTCATTAGCAAAACTTCCTTTATTTACCGACTGAAATGTATTCCATTTACCTATTTCGTTTAGCGTTTTTAAAAAATATATGTTATCATCTGGTTTGGATGAATGTTTTATAATAGGTGTTTTTGCATTGTTATTAGAATATGCAATATGACCGTCAGCCCATAATAATCCTAAAATATATGCAACCTCTTTTGTTGTAATGTTTTCAAATTGTTCGAAATTAACGTGTCTGTTTTTGTGTAAATTCAATGTAGCCACTTTTGCTTTTATTGAGTACTTTTCCTTGTTTAACGTACTGACACAGTAGTCAAGACCATGTTTAGGATACTCGTTTTTGATGAATTCTATTTCTTTATCGCTATAAGTATTTTTCATTAATATTTGTATTAGTTTCCCATTATTTAATTAATTAAAAGTCACTATTAGTGACCTTTAATGTATTCCGAAGGCTACATTATCATAGCGCAACTCTTATACCGTAGCCCGAAGGTTACATATTAAGAATACAGCGATATGGCTGAATTTCTAATGTTATGTTGGTTAGTTCATCTGAACCATAGTCATTATCACCAAAATCAATTGATGTGATCATACATTGTTCCAAGAACCATTTTTCAACTTCAACGCCTGTTGGGTCTAATGCTTTTAATAGAATATTTTTAGCATAACCTGCTTTATATCCCATACGACCTGAAATTGACTCTGCATGTAAACGAACCCATTCCATAAGTTGCTGTGAGGTAGAAGGACCGATTGGGTCAAGAAATGTAATCGACATTGCTTCCCAATTATATCTACCAGCAACATAGTTGCGTTCATTCATATAATCAATTTGTACTGAATTTATTTTCATAGAAGGTCTTTTAAACTTTTGTACCTTCCATACTTCGATTCCTAATTCATCAGCGAACTCAACAAAGAATCGATTAGTTCTTTTAGGTTCATATGTAAACGGAATTCCACGAATCATTTCTCCTGCCATAATATTTATTATTAAAATAGTGTTATATTTTGCAATTTATTTTTTATCCTTGCATTTTATTTTTATATAAATACTATGCGATATAAAAAACAATAACATTATCTGCCTGTTCTTCTAAAACTTCTAAGTTCACTGATTGACGGTACTGGTACTTCAATTTGCATTGTTTCTGGCTCATGAAAGAACCCAAGCAATACTTTTTCTTCAACAGGTTCTGGCTCTATAATCGTTTCTTCACTAATTAATTCGTTACTATCTGTTTCTTCACTAATTAATTCGTTACTATCTGTTTCTTCACTAATTAATTCGTTACTATCTGTTTCTTCACTAATTAATTCGTTACTATCTGTTTCTTCACTAATTAATTCGTTACTATCTGTTTCTTCAGCGATTAGTTCATTATCATTAGTTTTATTTGTAATTAATCCATCGCTGTTTTCAGTCAACAACGTGGTTTTGGTTTCTGGATTGATTAAGTCTGAAATTACTTTTTTTTTCATAATATTAATATTTTTATATAAATACTTAAAAACATAAAACCCACCAATTTGGTGGGTTTTGACATAGTTATTAAATATTATTTATAAACATATATTTGTTATTTCCACAATCATATATTCTAGGTATTTTCCTCTCCAACATTATTTCATGCTCTGTTTTGCTATTATCAAAGCCGTTGGTTACTAAGACATCTTTTCTAAATAAAAATCTGTGTTTTCTTTCTTTACCCACGACATACCAATAGTTAGGACTTGTAGTGTAAAGATATTCAAATTTTAATTGTTTATAGAGATTTCCATTGCTATACCGTTTATTGGCGAAGGTGATTACTGTTTTAGGTATGTAATGCAACAAAAAATATTTAAATAACTTAGATGCTGCACCTATATTACTATGATTTATTTTATTACAAAATCTTAGCATTTCATAGTCATTCTCGTCGTTTTTCGTTTTGTTTCCTAAAACATTTCTGAGTTTACCAAACGTCATTAATGATATTAATTCATTATTATTAAACAAGCCGATTTTTATTGATGAATTAACATTACCTTGTATGTGATTATTGTTTAGAAATTCCAGAGAGGTTTTACTATCAATTTCCCTTATAATACATTTTCTAGCAAATATTTTGTGACTTGTTAAATTTAGTTTATTTTTTATAATTGATAATATGACATCATATTTTTCCAACAGCTCGTCTTCAAAGAAGTGTAATAATTGAATATTCTTTTCTTCACACATTTTAGTTTTTTTAATATGATAATCATCATCTATGTAGTATTCGGAGTGCCAATATAGTCCATCGATTTCAATGGCTAAACGATAATCAGGAATGTAAATATCAAGCTCCAATCCAATAGTCTTTCTGTCGTTAGGAATATATGTTATATTACTTTCCTTTAAAAAATTACACAGTTTTCTTTCAAATGTTGTCCTAGGTGAACCAATTGGCTGTATTGTAGTGGATAACTCAACATTATGATTTAATCTGTTGTTGATCTGTTTTCTATTGCCAATAAAAACATGTCCATCCGGATGCAACACTTTTATGTTTTCATTAATAAATTCAAGTATTTTATACCCGCTTTCTTCAAATTTTTTTGAAAGAGCCAGTTGTCTTTTTATCTCTAATTTGGCTAATATATTTTTATGTATTTCAGCACCTCTTATTTTATATGTTTTTCTAAGATTACCCAAAGCTTTTAATCTAACCTCTTCAATTTGAAACGTGTTATCAACGCCATATTTTTCAAAAACAGCTTTTTGTGTGGCTTTTATTCTTAATATAATATTTTCGGGTCTAGCCTGCCACTCAACTCTACATTTTTCACTGCAAAACATTCTTTCATGTGTAATCTTCTCAACAAACAATTCACCACAGATCAAGCATTTTCTAGTTTCTCTAGAATTAATTTTTTTTGCTTCATCCGAGCATAGTCGTGAACAATATCTAGTGTTGAATTTTTTTTTCGATCTAAATATTATTCCACAGCGCTCACATGGTTTTTCGATATAATATTTTTCATCATTTTTTTCTCTAAAATTTAGTTTACATTCTTTTGAGCAAAACATTGTTTCACGTCCTTTTTTAACATGAAATTCATTGCTGCAATGTTTACATACTAATTTAATAACTGTTGCCATATATTCCGATATTTAACTTAATCCAACAGGGTTAATCTTGCAAATATAAATACTTAATATAACAAAAAAAAGACAATTAAATAAATTAATTGTCTTTTTAGTAATATGTTGTAAATTATTGTTTATTAGTCAGTAAAAGATGCACCAGATGGACTAATGGTGAACGTTATTCCTATGAATTCAACAGCACGTGTTGGTTTTAGTTGAATTTCACCATAGAGTTCATTTCTATCATTACTTTCTGTTGTATTATTACTACTATCCATTTTGATTCTAAAATCAAGTAAGCCTCTTTCTCTCTTGATTGTATCTAGAATAGGTGTTGCTTTTGATAAGAATTGATCGATAGTTGTCTGATCGTTTTGCTCGAAAACAAGTCTGATTGCGATATTAGCAATAAGTACTTTAATTTGAAGTAATAATCTACGAACATTAATCCTATTAAGTGCAGTTTCTTTAACTTGCAATGTTTTTTGTCCGAAGATTGCAGTTCCAGTATCAGCGAAGTCAGCCATTGGGTTAATTCTGCCAGCATATAAAATATCTCTTGCTTCTTGTGATAATTTATATTTAGATTTTCTAGCATTAGTAACGCCTCTATTCAAACCTGCTGGCGCAAACCATGGAAATGATGAATTATCTGTAAATGCCATTGCTCGTACTACTTCACCTGTAGGTGGAATATAAACGTTTACATTATTTTGAGTATCCCTCAACTGAATCCATGGAAAATAAGTACATGAATAGCTACTATCAATACCTGCAGTATCCAATAAATCAACAATATCTTGTGCTGCAATAACATCTGCTTTACCGTTGTCTCCAACTGCAATGCTGACATTTACATCAGGTGTATCGATAATATATAACGTATCGGTTCTTTGTGTTTCAATCATTTCGATTGTATCTTGAATGATTATATTGTTATCAGACCAGTTTATGCCCGGGGTTGCAAACAAGTTAATTGTAACTTCTTCAGGATTTGCAAATACGTTAATAGCTGTTTCCCATGCTTGGAAGTCGTTTGTTGGACTACCGTTTGGTACTACGCCATCATAAAGTCCGTTTAAACGATATAAATCACCATATGAACGACCATCCCTATTAACGTCCCATCCATCAAAACCACCAGCAGGCGCTAATGTGAATTTTCTTGTGTTAATATCATAATATGCCGATGTTGAATCAGTTACATCATTAATCGTTTGGAATGTATCAATACCACCGTCAAAGCTATAACCATTTGAGGTTACACCAGAAGCATGTATGTCCATATGGAAACCTTGTGTTTCAATGTGACTACCAGTACTAATTTGCCCATTAAAATTAAAATAGTTTTGGTTAATACCTACACCTTTAACACTTGGGCTGCTATATGCTGTTTCAGAAATACCTAAGAATACTTTCTTTATTCTGTCATCAGCATTATAATATGTTTTATAGAAAACTTGTGGAGCAATACCTGCAATTACGCCAGCTGTGCTACCAGATGTTGTTGCTGAAACTGCATAGTTATTAAATAAGTATCCTTCAAAACCAGCTGGAAAATCACCAATAGTTAAATCGCTTGCGACTTCAACCATAACGAATTTACTTAACAAGTCATAATCACCATCAATAGTACCGATTCTCTGACCAATATAGTTATTCTGCCCTTTAATTATGCTACATCTTGAAAATGTTTCTAATACACTTACATTATCATCAGTATCGTTGAAATCACGAATGATTACATCAAATTCTAATGATATTGGGTTAATGTTAGCAATACTAATTTTAATTTCTTGATTAGCTGCATTTCCATCTGAAATACTAATAAACTTGAATAATCTGCTAACAGAATTACCTTTAATCTGACTTACTACCCATGGAGTTTCAGGTGTTTTAAATTGTGTTTTATAGTTGCTAAAGAAACTAGTATTACATGCGATAATTTTAGTGTTTACACCAAATGCATATGGCGAAATACCAGAAATTCCATATATTGCCCATTGACTACCAAAAGTAGCACCATCGCTATCAAGTTTCTTTATCAAATCAGGATAAACTGCTTCAGCCCAAATTTTAGTTGTTTTATCTTTTGCATCAAATCCGATTACGTTAGGTATAAAGCTACTTGCATCAGGATTTAATGAAACAACATACATTTCTTTTGTTGAACCGCTTATTGCATTTAAATTAAACGTGCCGAATAAGTTGCCAATGCCCGTTGATGTTGTGTTTCCTGAAATAGTTAACGTTGTTGCATCAAATACTGTTGTTGAATTGGCATTTACATTATCTACAACATTACCTCTACTTCTAACAACACCTAACACCATATTTTTATAGTCAGTGTATTCAGTGCCATTAAATGTAGTTGCTGTTATTGAAACAGTACCGCTTCCAGTACTTGCGCTGTAGGTAATTGCTTTAAACGTTTTTGATATTCCACTAAATGCAGTATCACTATATTTAGTAAATCCGCCAAATACAACGCCAGTATCACCTGATGCATAAATTGAAACGCCTAAGTAAGTATTATTGGTATATGATGCTGTGGTAACACCTGTAGCACCTTTACTTACAGTTGATGGATCAATACCAGCATTTAATGTAAGTGCCCAAGCTTTTCCTGCATTATATCCGCTTAAACCCAATACTCTAGTTACCCATAATTGATTAGTTTCTTCCAGATATGAATTAGCTACATATGGTAATTGATATTGAAGATTACCGTTGGTAAATCTTTGGGTTGTTTGTGCTCCAAATCTGTTAGCAAATTCAGTTTTGTCCTGTACGTAAACCTTCTCAAAGGCAGGTCCTTTAAGGGTTTCGCCAACAAGTCCTAATGTTGTAATACCTACGTTTCTTGTTACAAAGGTTAGGTCTTGTTCTTTAAATTTATACCCCGGTGAGGTAAATACAAATTCTGCCATGTCTAATATTTATTTATTTTTTTTATTATTATTTTAATTTTAAAGCTGTTTCCTGCTTTCTACAATAAATACTAAAAAATAACGCAAAAGAAGTTTTAGTAAAATTATTATCACATTGCTATTCTTGCTAATAAACCTAAATTTTGGATTTTTTTAATTTTTTTTATTCATATTTTTTTCTTTTTTTAGTTTTTATATTTAAAATTTTCGTTTTTTAGCTAAAAAATATTTTTAATTTTTTTTAAAATAAATTATTGATAGATATGGTTTTCCTAGTTTTAGTATTTATAATAAACGTTTAAATAATCATGAACAAATCACAACAAATTTATTTTGATAGTGGCAATACTGGAAATGATATTCATACAAAGATAAGACTTGAACAAAATATTAATAGTATTGAATTTCTTAGCTTAAGCATAAGCGCTGAAGATGCTTATCAAAATTTTAATGCTGATTATGGCGTATTAATTGGAAGGGTAATTGCTAATGGTGGTATTGGCGTTCCAAATGCAAAAATAAGTATCTTCATTCCAATTAGTGATACCGATTCATTGAATGGTGACATTGCTAGTGTCTATCCATATAAAACACCTAGAGATAAAAATAATGAAGGAAAAAGGTATAATCTATTACCACGAACTTCAAAAATTAGCCCATTGACAGGTCAATGGTCGCCTAAACAGCCATTTGGCTCGTTTCCAATTAAAGAAGAAGTTGTAACTAATGATATATTACTAAGTGTTTATAAAAAATATTATAGATATACTGCATTAACTAATGATTCGGGCGATTATATGATGTTTGGCGTTCCCATAGGAACTCAAACAGTACATATGAGTGTAGATATTACTGACATTGGAAGATATAGTATGAATCCAGCATCAATGGTAACTAATTTAGGATACTCACCTAATTTATTTACTGCCGATAAAACCAAAATAAAACCTAATAATGACCTAAACGATTTACCTAATATTGAAACACAGGAAATTGATGTGGATGTTATACCTTTTTGGGGTGATGCTACTAATTTCGAAATAGGTATAACTCGACAGGATTTTAGAATTAGATCAGTAATTGCAAATACTTTCGTTATTTTTGGAAGCGTGTTTACTGATGGTGATAATGCAATGTGGGGTGCTAATCCTAGTGGAAGTAGACGAATTTCGGAATTATTTCGTGCTAGAGACGATGCGAATACGACTATCGGCATATTCTCAAAGAGAACAGGTAAGGTTACCGAAAAAATATATTACTATCCATCTAGCGTTAGTGATGATACAATCGATTCTGGAAATGCTAAGAATGATGGTAGCGACATGTTATTGTTAGACCCTAGTGAATATTCATTATATAGTGAAAATGGTAATTTTGTTGCCATAATAAATTGTAACAGAAATAAAGTTATAACGAATAATGGTGTTGAAACACCTGTTGCTGATAATTCGCCTAATGGAGTATATACTAAATTTAGGGGATTTATGACAATTGAAATATTACCAGATGACGTACAAATGAATTTCACTGGTGATATTGGCGTTGATACGACACTTGTACCATTCAGATATATCTTAAAATTTCCACAATACGCTGAAAGAAATCAATCATTTATACAGCCAGATAGGTCAACAAGTAAAGATTTTCCCAATACGAATCAATGGAGAAAGCAATCATACACTTTTACAGGTGGAAGCTTCTATAGTTTATCTAAATTTCATGGAACAGTATATAATGACTCCGCAACTGATGCTAATCAGGGTACAAATAATGGATTTTATAATCACGATACAATTAATAAACCACTCAATCAAGACCCTTTCTGGAATGTAGGTATTATTGCTACAAATACTTATGATGAAAAGTATCCTAACGATGCACTTAAGTTTCCAACTAATTCTAATATTACTGGCACATTAAAAACATTTGGTGCGAATTGGATGAATTTAAGTATTTATCTACCACAAGTTGGATTTCTGCAGGATGGCTCTAAATTTGTTTATCGTGTTAGATCAGCAGATCATTTCACACGTCAAATTCCAGACGATAACGATCAGGGAAACAATGCATATTATTTTTACGATAACGATCAAAAAATTGCTGCTGGTGATATTAATACTAAATGGTTTGCACGTTCAGATTTAAACTGGACTGACTTTATCAATGTGCCAATTAATGATATTGTATATATGAAGGGCAAAGATAAGGGATTTAAGACTAATACGTTTGAATTAAGTGGTAAATATCGAAACGGTACAATAATACCTCATGGATGGTCACACCCATGTCCAATGGATGGTGGAAAACTTGATGGTGATCCATTAATGTCAGCAGACCCTGCAATCTATTTTTATAAAGGATTGGATGAAGTAGACTGTATTGAGTTTTTATATAAGTTAGGACTAATTAATTAACAAAATGTTGAGGTATTTATAGAATATGGATAATCAAGTTAAAATATTACTTAATAGCAATCAGAATGTTAATTCTGTCAATGTAGATATGTATGAAAAAGTCAGTTTAAATAATAATATTTCCGAAATCAATGAATATGATATTAGAAATAGTATTAGCGCAACTGAAATATTTGATATTGAGAGAAATAGAAATAGTATCTATAGAATATATGGAAAAATTGAATATTTATCATTACTTAATGGACTTCGTAACAACTATAGTAAATTTGAGGATTTTTTTTCACCACAAATAAGTGATGGTAAAAGTATATTAAATTCATTTGATTTTTATTTAGTGAGAGCAACAACTGGATATACTAAGATTGTGGGAAGTGGCTCAACATGGGTTAGATATTTTAATGTTGTGTCAACACCAAAAGATTTCGAACTATTTCCAGTAGGATTTTCTAATAATATATATGGTGAACAAGAATATTCATTTAATTTTAATGCTGATTTTAATGTTTCTAAATATTATGACGAATTTGGATTTCCAGTTACCGAATTATTTCTATATGCTCAATATAAAAAGGCTGCCAATCCAGTAGAAACATTATATTCTACAATGTGGTCAAGCTATGGCATTTCGGGAAAAACAATAACAAATACAATTCCATTAAACATTGGTGATTATGTAAAAAACAGTGTAGGTCAAAAGATTGGTGACTTAATTGAATATATTAAAGATGATTTCAGTCAGATAGAACTATTTCCACAGGTTTATTATATAACAACGCCATGGACAGGCGGTAGTCTTCAATGGTGCTACAATCCGTTTATACCAATAAGACTAAGATATTTAACAGATAATGTATATACTGCTAATACGGGGAGTACTACATATGATCTAGTTGAATCCATACCATCATATGCAACAAAAATTGATAATAATGGAAATTTTGTTTGGAGAGATATCATGCCTGAAGGATTTATTGATCCATTAACTGGAATAGGTACTGACTATCCGTTTATTAATGGAAAAAGATATTTATTTACATCGATCATATTTGATATTATTCCAAATCTGGAAGATGCAGTAACAGCACACGCATTTAGTGATGTATGGTATACAAGGAACGCTAATAATTCAAGCATAACACCAACAGGTAATATTAATGATATAGGTAAGCCATGTTAATAAAAGAAACAATATTTAATAGAGGAATTGATATGAGCTTAAAAATTAATATAGGCTCAAATGATAGCTTTTTAGGATATCAGCAAGAAATTGATAATATTGTTGAAGAAGTATCAGCAGGATTAATTAACTCAATTGTTGATGCGGAAAAACGAAAATTTAGTTTAAATTCTACAATACCTAATACCAAATTGCAATTTAATTTTAATGGTTTTAATACATTTATTGGTGCTGGCTTTACTGTTAAGGAAGTAATAACTAATAGCCAGACAATGCTAAACAGTTTTTTTATATTAGATTTTTACGATACGTTTGACCCTAACACACAGCAAAAAATATTCACCACATACTTGACTAAGGTTGGTTATATACCGAACTATAATATTAGCGCAAGCACTAGTAATCAATTATACTATTGGTATATACCAATTTCATATACAACTGTACAAACAGGCAGTACAGCGATTGGTTATGTTAAATTTAGTTTCTATAATGCTAAGTCAGGCATAACCACGCAATTTTATAACCAATATAATTCAAGTTTAACAACAGCAGAGAAAATGTACTTCAAATGCGAACTAAATCTTTTAGATAAAACATGGAGATTTTTGAATATGCCTAATTCAGTTGTAATTGCTAACGAATTAACGAACAGTATATTATATAACGATAAAATCAATAACACATATAATACGTTTAATAAAACAATACAGGTTTTTCCAACAGGTAATAGCTATAATTATGTTGATAACAAATATAGGCTAATTACATAACGCTATAACCAATTCTTGGCTTTCTCATTGTTTTAACTATTTCAAATTCTTTTTCGTCTTGAATAAAGCCTAGAATTTTTAACGCATATTTTGAAACGAAAAATCTATCGCCATCAATATTTTCAATAGGATTTGATTCTGCAAATCCTTCAAACAGTAATGGCAATGGATTACCCTTTATATATACGTATTCTTGTTGTGATGCAAAGTTCTTCAATACTTGTTCATCATACTGATTTACATCAACTCTATATTTAGTAAATAGAGTAACTTCATATGTCATATCAACGTTTGTTGGTTCAGGCATTTTAAATCGCAAGTATATAATTTCGCCATTATCTAATATAGGTACATCTAAATACCTGAATTTACGTGGCTGTGGAATTCTATTTTTATTACCAATTCTAGTACCTCTTTGTTTATCAATACGCCTGACAGTAACGTAAGGCGTTGGAACGTTTTTATCATTATCCACGAATTTCCATGTTTTACTGAATTCTCCCCAACGATCATTTTCTAAATAGAAAGTAGGTACTGGTGTATTATCAATTACTGGCTTCATATTTCCAGTATCAACATATGAAAAAACTGCTTGATCTAAATCTTCTAATAATATAGTTCTTGGCAAATATTTGGTATTAACATCGGTTTCGTTCATAAGTTCTTCTATCCTATCCATTCCATAGTGAAGGTATTCAGTACCGATTTTGGGTGGATTAACATCTAAGGTTAGTTTAACTTTTTTTGGTAGTGCCATATTAATATTTTTATATAAATACTTGTGTGGTAATATTATTTTAAACGAAGTAATAAGTATAAAAATAATTATCAGGTATTTTATAATAATCCTTTGACTTTAAATATATAATAGTTACATTTGCGTTATAATTTAATATTATGCTAATAGAACGTAAAGAATTCGTAGAAGAAAGTGGAAAAATTGGGTACGTTGAGTCAGTATTTGAATCAGGCAACGTACTAAAAACAACATATTTTCCTGAATCACAAAGACTCTATATTGCATTCAATAGAGGTCACACGTATTCATATGGTAATATATCGCAGGATATGTATAATGAATTTGAAAGTAATGAATCGCAGGGAATTTTCTTTCAGAAAAGGATAAATAATAATAGTCGATATCCCTTCCGTAAAGAATTTACATTATATCCTACGGAAGTTACACTTCTAAAAGAAATCATCACTAAAAAACGAGCTGAAAATGACAACAATGAATAATATAGAAGATTACCAAAACCTAGTTGAATTACTTAAAATGGCACTAGAATTTTATGGTAATGCTGAGAACTATAAAACAGAAAGAGGTGTATTTAATATAATTAATATTGATGGTGGTTCACAAGCTCGTTTTGCGCTGGATAAGATTAAAGAATTAGAAAAAACATACGTTGATATGAAAACCGAATATGTTGACGTAGGTAATAAAACACCTGAAGAAATTTTTAATATAATTGATAAATTAAAAAATGGATAAAATAAAAACATTTGGGGAATATCAGGCTAAGGCGGTTGATTTAAAATTTTCGCTGAATAAATTAGTTGAAAAGCATCCAGACTTAGATAGAAACATATTATTCATTCTAGCTGTTAATTATGACTGCTTAGGACTTGGAGAGGAAGCTGGTGAGGTATCAGGTAAGGTTAAAAAAATCATAAGAGATAAAGGTGGTATATTCACTGATAAAGATATAATCGAAATAAAAAAAGAAATTGGTGATACTTTCTGGTATTTAACATCTTTATGTGAAACACTTGAAATTACAATGGAAGATGTTGCAACTGCGAACATTGAGAAATTACAATCAAGGCATGCACGTGGGACAGCTCATGGAAGCGGAGATAATCGTTAAAAACATACATATATGAAATATAATATAAGTGAAGATAGTGGCACATCAATAACAGTAGCCCCTACACAGATAAAATTTAAGAAATTAATACCTGAAGCACAAGTGCCATTTAAAAAATATACACCTGATGCTGGATTTGATCTCTATTGTACTTCAATAGTTAAAAAGAATAAGTATATAGAATATCACACAGGACTTGCTATGGAAATACCTGTTGGTATGGTTGGTATTATCGTCCCAAGAAGCTCGATAACCGACTATGATTTAATGCTTAAAAATTCTTTGGGTATTATTAATTCAGGTGTTTCAGAAGAAATTATTCTATATTTCAGTGATGTTAAGGAATATAGTATGACACAAAAGAAAGAAATTTATAGTGTTGGTGATAGTATTGGTGTTATTTTTTTTATTGAAGTACCTAATGTTAATTTATGTGAAGTAGAGGACTTCGATGAAATACAATAGATTAATGAAAAATTTACATGTAATTATTGATTATTCAATAACACCTAATATTTATAATAAATAAAAACATTATTGTTGAGAAAAATGTAAAATATGTGGAATAGATTTTTCTGTAATTAACAGTAGAAAAGATAGTGCAAAATATTGTTCAAGGAAATGTTCCGCATTAGAGAAAAGAAGTCATGATAATATAATATGTACCGAATGCGGTGAACTTTTCCATATGAAAGAGTCTCGTATTAAAAGATATAAGAGGACACAAGGATGTTTTTGCTCAACAAAATGCGTAGCTGATTTTCGAAAAAAGGCATATATAGGTGTTAATAATCCTAATTTTAGAAATGCTGAAAGAGATGGTAAATATCTATTAGATAAATTGCCGAAATTTGGGCGAATTAAATTACATCATAAGGTTGCATTCGAGTGTCATAATATCGATAAAATACCTGACAACCATTGTATTCATCATAGAGATTGTATTATTGATAATAATGATGAAGAAAATTTGGTTTTAATAACTTGGAGTGATCATAGATGGTTACATAAGAATTTTGGTAATGCTACATTATGGGCATATATAAATAATAAAGTAACTCTGGATGAATTATGTACGTGGTGTAAAGAGCCAAATAAAGCGAGATTATTATTACCGTTAAACATAATACAACAAAAAATACTATATGAAAAAAGTTAAAATAAAATATTTAAATGCTAACACTTGTTTGCCTAAAAAGGCTATTGATGACGATGCTTGTTATGATGTGGTAGCTGTATCTAAAAAGGAATATGGCGATGGAAGAATTGAATATGGATTGGGATTTTCATTGGAACTACCCCTAAACACTCAGCTTGATCTAAGACCTAGAAGCTCTATACATAAAACTGGACTTATTTTGAGTAATTGCATTGGAACTGGTGATGAGGGGTATCGTGGTGAATATAAAGCAGTTTTCTATCATATAATACCAACATTAAAGCCATATGATGTTGGAGATAGAATATTACAAATACAATTGAGAACTAGAGAAGATATGAATTTAATAGTATCAGAAGATTTGTCTAATTCACAAAGAGGTGATGGCGGATTTGGTCATTCAGGCAAATAATTAAAAAGTATAAAACAATAAAAACTATAATATATGTCACTACTAAAATTAAGAAGAGAAACAGCAAAACAAAACCTAGAAGCACAGCTTTTACGTGGAAATAAACCTGAAAAGGTTGATGGTAAAACAACAGATAAGCACATCCCGCTTTCAACACATGATATTGAGCGAATCAATCGTGAAATTGAAGCAATAAATAATCCTAAGAAAAAAACTGCATAACATGAGTTCGTATCAAAAAGAGGTATCTGATGCTGATATAAGATATCAGCAATATCTGGAAAAACTTGCAGCAGCTAAGAAGTCATATGCTCAAGATATAAACAATGAGCCGATTCCAATGGATTTTGAGCCGATTAGCAAAGAAGAATATTTAAGATCATGAAGCAATATTTGGATTTAATCGACAACATCATCACGAATGGCGTTGAAAAAGAAAGCGGTAGAGCCAACATGCCTAATACTATTGGAATATCACATGGCGTTATTAAAATGAATTTAGCTGATGGATTTCCATTGCTAACAACAAAAAAAATGTACTGGAAAGGTGTTGTGCACGAATTACTATGGTTTCTCAGAGGCGAAACCAACATCAAATACTTAGTAGATAATAGTGTAAACATCTGGAATCCTGATTCTTATAGATGGTATCTGAAGCAATGTAAAGATAATAATCTTGAAGTTTATTTTGATACGATTGAAAAATTTGTTGATTTTATAAAAAATGATAGCCTTGCGTATTACACGAATCTTACTAATAGAGAGTTTAAAGTAATTGATGGTATACACGATATGAGTCTGATAAGTCATATCATGAATTTGAGTCAATTTAATTATATTATTGGTGACTTAGGTAAAGTTTATGGTTATCAATGGAGAAATCAAAACGGTGTTGATCAAGTTAAAGACGTTATTGATGGCTTGAAAGCTAATCCGTTTAGTAGATATCATATTATTGATGGATGGAATAAAGCAGATTTTAATGAAATGGCATTACCACCATGTCATCTGTTATATCAATTTATTGTCAGACCAATAACTCTTAGCGAGAGACAAAACATATTACATTATTCTGACGATTATGTTGACATATATAATGATACTGAGGAAAGCTTAGATACTCTCAATGTACCAAGATTCTATCTTGATCTTAATATGTATCAACGTTCTTGTGATTCGGCATGTGGAATTCCATTCAATATTGCATCAATGAGCTTATTATTAATGTTATTTGCTAAAGCAAGTAATATGATTGCTGGCGAAGCAACGTGGATTGGTGGTGATACACATCTATATTTAAGCCACATTGAAACAGCCAAGGAGCAGTTAAAAAGAGAACCATTTAAACTACCTGAATTGATTATAAATAAGGATTTATATGATCTTGATGACATATTAAATTTAAATATTGATGATTTTGAACTCCTTAATTATGAATCACATCCTGCGATAAAATATGAATTATTTGTCGGACTGAAAAAAAAGTAAATATAACTACATTGAATGACAATATTATATATAATAATCTTTATGTTGTTAGTGATAATTTCATTACTCTCACTAACGTTATATGTTTTCATAAGGAAAAATGTATATATTTCCGATAAAGAAAAGGAATTCATTTTCTTTGTAATTGATATTTTTAGAGATTTTGGTTCAGAATTGGGAATTCAATCGAAAGAACAACACGAAAAATTGGTTGAAGAATTAGAAAAAATTAAAAATAAATATAATAAAAAATTATGACTAAATTAGAAATCATATACGAGCAATATCCTGATGAAGTATTCATGTCGGCAGATGGATTCGATGCTGCGGTTATTGGCGTTACCACAAATAAAGCAACATCTGAATTAGTTCTGGTTTATTCCAGAAGCTTAGCCTTAATGGTTTTAATGTTAAATATGCCGTATGAAGAAGCTATAGAATATTTTGATTTTAATGTCGAAGGCGCATATATGGGCGATAAAACACCGATATGGGTTGACGATGAAATGTTTACTGATATGATGGAAGAATAAAAAGGGAAGCTAATTTAGCTTCCTTTTTTATTTTATAATGTGAAAACACTATCATCCTTATTCCAATTATCCCAATTGAATGGGTCAATACCTTGCTTTTGTAAATATTTTGTTGTTACAACAGCAACATCTTTAGGATTAATCTGCATATCTCTTATATCATTGAAAAACCAACTATTTTTACCTGTTTTTAAATCTTCTGAATCATATCCTCTATAATCCCAACCATTTACAATCTTATTTGTGCCTTTAATCACTGCAAAATGAGTGTATCCTCTGAACACGCCATTACCTTTATCATGAGCAACATCATCACGCATTCCTCTTGGCTTCGTTCCAATCATTTTCTCATTCATGCTAGGGTTAAATGCTTTACTATTGTTTCCTGATGCATTAATATAAACCCTTCCATCATCACCAACGTATATATCTGCTTGATTGAATTTCTTTGCAATTTCTTGTAATTGATCATTATTATCATCAAAGAAGCCAGCGCCATGACCGTTCCTACTTAGCCAAAAATTATGACCAATACCAGTTGCATCGTATGTGTTTAATTCATCAGGTGCTTGCTGTTTAGCAATTTGTAAAAATTGAATAATATCGTTTTTAGCTTCTTGTATACTAGCTTTATCGAATTGATAAACCGTTTTTGAATATAATTCGTTATTTTCATCGCTTTCAGCCCACAATGCTGTTTCCAGATAACTATTCAACACTTCATCTACATTAAGATTGGTTTCTGTTGGTTGAGTATTAAAATCTTCATTTAATTTAGGCTTAAATGTTTTATCAAGTCTGCCCATAACTTCCATTATTCTATTTTTGCTACTGTTGGTTTTCATGTTTAAAATTTTCTATAAATACTTTATTATTTTAAAATTACATGGCGTTTTATCCTTTTTGATTTTAATTACATGATTTCTCTCCAATAAAAAAATTTCTAGTATTTATATAAAACAAATGATTATGATTGAATTAAATTGCTGTGGAATATATAAAATAACTAATAATATCAATGGTAAATATTATATTGGTTCATCACATGAAGTAAAACATAGAATACAAAAACATTTTGAATTATTGAAACGTAAATGTCATCATAGTATACATTTTCAAAACGCATATAATAAATATGGAAAGGACGTATTTAGTGTTGAAATATTGGCTGAGTGTAAGAGAGATGAGCTGTTTATTTATGAACAGCAATATTTTGATGAAATAATAGATTGGCAGTGTACATATAATATGTCTAAAATTGCTGCTGGTAGTAATTACGATTTAAATAATCATCCTAATGAAAAGGAAATCAGTAAAAAAATAAGCCTCGGCAATACAGATAAACATACCAAACCATTCTATATTAATGGCATTAGATATGAAAAATTAATAAATGCTGCTGTTGTTTTTAATGTAGATATTAAAACAATATCAAACAGGATAAAAGATTGGAAAACTAAAAATTATTATTATGAAAATAAACCGAAAATTGGTGAATACGATAAAATCATAAATAATATCTATACTAATAAATTATTTAAAGAAAAACATAAACATGTTTATAGATGTGAATGTGGGGTGGAAATAAGTAAAGATTCTAAGTTCTGTGTTGGCTGTCGTAAAACAAGAAAAGATAATAGAAAATATATTAATCCTGTTACAATAAATAATGTAAAATATGATTCTGCTAAAGAAGCATCAAAAATACTAAATATTGAATATGCCACTCTAATATATAGAATTAATACAAATACCATCACATATAAGGATTATTTTTACACTAATAATCCTAAAAACATTTATGAGTTAATTACAATTAACGAAATAAAAATCAAGGCATCAACAACAAAAATTGATAATAATAGTTCGAACAACAAAAAGTCTTTCATTATTGACGGAATTCAATATTTAACACTTGGTGATGCATCAATAAAACTTAATTTAAGAAAACAACTTATATGGGATAGATTAAGAAGCAAAAAGTTTAAAAATTATATATATGTTTAAAATCAGTCGCCTTTTTCTCCGTTATTAAAGAAAGCTATTACATCACTGTGGACAGGAACACCCGTTACTCGCTTCCAGTAATTTTTAAATCCACCGATGGTTTTTTTTGTTTCGGCTGAAACGTTATTAGCACTCTCAACCTCATAATATCTGCTCTTTTCACCACTCATATTATATTCAATAACATCCCCACGACTAATTTCTAAATGCTTTTCTTCTAGTTCTTTAAGATATACACCGAATGAAATATTACCACTATCATCACGTGCTATACCACCCTGACCTGAGCCGTAATTCTCTTGCTTACCATCTTCAACATTAACCATTACACTTATTCTAACAGGTGGCATAAACTTTTTATCCTTAGCTTTTGCTTGACCGTATAATGTATGTGTTTTGGTTTCAATAACGTTTATCCTGTGAATTATTACTTCTTGTGCATTATCTGTTTCTAAGAAATTTCTTCCATACATAACGTCTAGGTCGAATGAGTTATCCGACATGAATAAGCCATACCTTTGATTCTCTAAATCGATTATTTGTTTTTTTTGTTTCATTTTATTTCATAATCTTAAACCCTTCATCTTCTAATTTATGTATGTTTGCCATATATGATTGATATTGGCTATCAATTGCTTCTGGTGGAACATTTGCTCTATCCACACCATTAGCTAAATCATTGGCAATTCTTTGTTTACTTACTTCTGGATTTCCTTCAAATATTTTAGCATATAAATCAAAATCAGTAGATGTGTTATCTTTAATATATTCGATATTTTTTCTACGACCTCTTGAGCTAACATTTAATGCATCTAATACCACATTCTTTCCAGCATTTAGCGCATCGATAATTCTTTTATATGCGATTGCTCTTACTTCTTCACTTGTACTATGATCATTAACATCACCAGTTAATTCTCTTCTTAAATTATCAAACGATACTATTACATAATCGTTTTTACTTAACGAATTAATCCATGTAGATTTACCACTTCCAGATATACCTACTGTAAATATTAATTTTGGCTTTGCCTGTGTAAAATTGGTATTTGTCATTTCCATTAATTCAAATAATCGTTGTTTGTTGTTTTTCATATTAACTATATACGTATTAATAGCATAAAATGTTACAAGGTATTGTTTTAAATATAAATACTGATTAATAAAAGATAATTTGGAAAATTTGGTGGTTGTTATACTTTTTAACTACGATGCGAGTATTTATGATAAATATTATACCATGGATAGAAATGAACTTAAGAAATATTTAGAATCAGATAACAAGTCTGGATATAAAACACGTGAAAAACACATAAAATATAAATTTCCTGAAACATATGAGAATATTGTTAATATTTGTCATGAGCATTGGTTTACTGATTTATATAATTTTGTTAATAATGTTAGTGGTAAGACATGTGCTGAATGTGGTAAAGCTTTAGAGGTTAAAATTTTTAATCTTGGCTATCCTCAGTTTTGTTCTGTTATTTGTAAGAACCAAAATACTGGTTTTAAAGAAAAGGTGAAAAAATCTGTTTTTTTAAAATACGGTGTCGATAATCCAAGTAAGTCTGATATTGTTAAGAAAAAAATAAAAGATAAGTTATTTACTGATGGAAAATGGTATGTTGAAACAGATGAGTATAAGAAAAAATCGAAAGAGACTTGTACTAGTAAATATGGCACTGATTCGTATAGTAAACTCGCTGAATATCATGAAAAGGTAAAACAAACCAGTGTTGATCGATATGGAGTTGATTCATATAATAAAACAGACGAATATAAGGAATATTGTAAAACAAAAAATTTGGAAAAATACGGCACTGAATGGTTTCAATCTACTGAAGAGTTTAAAGAAAAATCAAAAAAAACTAATCTAAAAAAACGTGGTGTTATAAGTCATACTAAAACGGATGAATATAAATTGAAAATGAAAGCATATTATTTAAATAAATATGGCATTGAACATCATATGCAAACGGAAGAGGGAAAGAAAAAGGTCTACGATGCTATGATTGAAAAATATGGAGAATTATGGTTAAAACATATTCCATCATATAACGCTAACTCCATTATCTATTTAGATATGCTCTCAGAGAAACTAAAATTACCGATACAACACGCATTGAATGGCGGTGAGAAGAAATTTATTAGATATTGGGTTGATGGTTATATTCAAAAATATAATATTTGTATTGAATGGGATGAAAAGCATCATAACTCAGAACGCCAAAAAATACGTGATGCTAATAGAGAAGAGTTTCTCATTAGCAATTTTAATTGTAAAATTTTTCGAATTAATGAAAGAGAATTTTTTAAAAATATAGTGACCAGCATTGATGATATTGCTGGTCACATAATAAATTATATTGCTATGATCGGGAACATGGGTGGCTGATATTGCAAATGTTTGTTTACATTCTCAGCTATTTTAGCTCTGTTTTCGGTTAAGATAACTTGACTTATGTTTGTTAGTTGTTCCAATATGATTTTTTCAGTATCTTCTTTTAACTTAGTACCTTCATCAAGCAAATGACGATAATCCATTGTAAGTTGTTTTTCAGCTACACCTAATTCGCCTGTATAAAAACCACGTACACCACCAATAACCATTTTAACCTTAGCAATAAGTAAATTTCTTATTTGTTGTTTAGCAACATCATTTAAATTAGTCCATTGAAGTATTTGTGTAGGTGGGTCTGATGGAAGTCTTACGATATCATTGTTAGCTTCTAAACATTCATCCCTGTTAGATGGATTTGTTTCATAATACCAGTAATACACTCGTCTGCCACTATAATGTTTTCCCCATGCACTGGAAATCTCGTATCTATCCCCGGGAATTGGGTACAGATGCAGTATTTTTTCACCATTAGCAGTACCTGTTATTCTATATGTTAAGATTGATTGCAATATTCTTTGTTTCATACGTCGATCTTGTGCAGATAATAACATTGAAAAAGTTGGTTGGACGTATTGTGATGGACGACCATTCATCGACCAACCCATCATGCCAGAGGATGTTGTATTCATCGCAAACGGGTCCATTAATCCACCATCAATTTGTGGTGGAGTTTCCCATAGTACTTCATTAACTTCTCTACCAGCAGGTATTATATAATGTTGTGTATCCTCAGTAGTTGTAATAAAATCACGTTTAAGTTCCCACCCTGCCGATGCAGGTGCATTAGTTCCTTGCCCAACTTGTTTAGAATATGCATACGTAAACGATTCCATATAATGATTCGATTTGTTAGTATATGCTGAAAGAAAATCACCATTTTCCTTGCTAAGTCCTTCTAATCCAATCCATTGTTGCTGAATCAACCAGTTGTTTAGTATTGATGAATAGTCTTCAACAACCATTTCGAGATATGAATCCATCATTTCGTCTTTTAATTCGAAAGGTCTTAAAGGGAAACCTAATTCATGTTTTATGTGGAGATATAATTTATTTTTATCAACCGTTGCTATTATTCCCATAATTATTTAATTTTGTAATTATAAATACTTAAACAGATTGATTATGCTAAAAATAGAATACAAAATTGATTTAAACAAATCTGGCAGACCATGTATTGATTTGCCTATGGACTATGAGCATAGACCAGAAGATAAATTTTTCGCTATTGAAATGGCTAGATATTTTTTACAATCAATATCACCTAAGACAATTGGATTGCTCGATGAACATACACATAATAAATTAAATGAAAGTATTGGCTTGTTGGGACAACTTGGTGATCAAATGGCTGAAATCGTTTATAATAATCTAAAATCATTGGGCGATATGCACTCCATGATAAACAATGATTATGATTTCAGTGTTGAAACCATTAATGACTTGAATAAATTAGGTGATCGTATAATTACTGATGGTAAAATATATGAAAAACATCAAGGCTTAAAAGTTTTCGTGGTTGAAAATAATAAAACATATAGGTTATATGTAGACGATAATTGGATAGAGGTTGAAGATGATGATACAACAGAATATAGAACTAGATAATTTATAATAACTCAATGGATCACAAGCCTACTCCTGAACAAGAAAGAATATTCCTTTTTATAAAGAAAAGAACTGAAAACATTGTTATTAAAGCCTTTGCAGGCACTGGTAAAACTTCTACCATAGTTGAAGCAGTTAAGCTGCTGCCCAAAGACAAGCAAATCATGTTCTTAGCATTTAATAAGCACATCCAAGTCGAATTGCAGGAAAAGTTACCCAGCCACGTGCGCACTTACACTACTTATGGTTTAGGTACATCAGCCATTAAAAGGAAATATGGTGATAGCATTCAATTTGATGAATTTAAAATAGATAAAATCATCCAGAAGAAAGCTAAGTCATGGGATTTAGACGATGAGTTTAAAACAGAAGAAGAAATATTTGTTTATTTAAACAACATTAAGAAATTAGTTAACCTTTGCAGACTAACACTTACTTTAAAGCCCGAATACGTGCCTTACGTGGCAGAACGTTATGAAGTTAATATAAGCAAGCCAAATGATATTAAAAGGGTTCTAAAGGTCTTAAATGATGCAACGCTGGATAGGAAGTCTTTTGATTACACCGATATGATATATTTACCAGCAGTTGATAACAGTATTTGGATGTTTCCACAAGATTATGTGTTTATTGATGAATGTTTGCCAGCTAAAACATATATTTCAACAATAGAGGGTAAAAGACAATTAGGTGCGCTTTATTATTTGAGCAAGAAAAATATTACATTACCTGATATTATTACTTATAATGAAAAAACCAGCCTTTTTGAAAACAAAAAAATTAATAAAATTTGGTGTACAGGGAAAAAAGATGTTTATTATGTTGTTTTAAATGGAAAAAGAAAATTAAAATCGACTGTTAATCATAGATTTTTAACATTATCTGGCTGGAAAAGATTAGATGAACTAAAAATTGGTGATTCTGTAATTTCAAATTATAATAATCAACCATATCATGAAATATTCAATGAAACCCAAAAGAATATAGTAATCGGATCAAAGCTTGGTGATGGACATCTTGGAAAAATTTCTGATGACATATATAGACTAAGTGTAATACATGGCGAAAAGCAGAAAGAATATTGTGAATGGAAAGCATCCTTTTTTGATTCTAAAATAAAAAATTTAAAAAATAACGGCTATGCGAAAAAGCAAGCATATTCCTTTACGACCAAAGGATTTTATTTTAATATATGTGAAAGTGAAATCATCAATAACATGTCACTACAATCATTAGCGATATCTTGGATGGATGATGGTAATTTAGCAAAAAATGAATTGAGTTCCACTCTTTACTCAACAGCTAAGAGTGTGAGATTGTCTCAATTACTTTCCGATAAAATTAATGGTCTTTGGAATATTTCATCAACAGTTAGAAAATCTAAAAGCTCAACAACAAAAAACCCATATTATCGGTTATTGTTTAATAAAGAAAATACTCAAAAAATTTCAAGTCTTTTGGCGCAGTATATTCACCCAAGCATGGGGTATAAGTTATGTACTAATGATAGAAATAAATTTAATGAAACACTATGGCTTAATGAAAAAATAAATTTAGGATGTATGGTTGTTACATCTGAGCATAAATTTTATAAATATGAAAATACTTATGATATGTCCGTTGAAGATAATCACAATTTCATTGTAACATCCGAAAGTTACATAAATGGTGCTGCTGGAAATTTTGGAATAATAACACATAACTGTCAAGACCTTAACAGATGTCAGATTAAAATCATTGAGAAAATATTGAAAAGAGATAAACTAAGCGGAAAAATTACTGGCAGACTGATTTCTGTTGGTGATTATTTTCAAGGAATTTATGGTTTCAATGCAGCGGATGATAAATCTTTCGAATGGTTTGAAAAATTCCCCAATACTAAGGTATTGCCTTTGTCAGTATCATTCAGATGTGCTAAAAATGTTATACTAAAAGCTCAAGAGATCGTCCCTGATATTAAAGCATTAGATGATGCACCCGATGGACTTGTAAGGGATGGAAATGTGCTTACAGAGGCTGAAAGCGGTGATTTCGTTATATGTAGAACGACAATGCCATTGGTTAAGCTATTTTTCGAGTTTCTAACACAACATAAAAAAGCAGTTATTAAGGGTAGTGATATTGGCATTCAATTAATTGAATTAATAGGTAAAATCGATACGATTGATAAGCTTAAAACATTTTGGGAAGGTGAGCTACATTCGTTTAAAAAAGAGTTGAAATCAACAGGCATATTGAATCCATCAGAGCATAGTGGATATTCAGCATTAGAAGATAAAGTAATGACATTGTTGTTTTTAGCTAAACTATCCACTAACATTACCGAATTAAAATTAAACATCAGAACTATTTTTACTGATGAAATTGTGGGAATATGCTTAAGTACAGTGCATAAGATCAAAGGACTTGAAGCTAATCGTGTTTTTATAGTAAGACCCGATTTACTGCCATTACCCAATGCTCATGGTTGGCAATCTATACAAGAAAAGAACCTAGCCTACGTAGCGTATACGAGAGCTAAGCTAGAACTTATATTTGATAGAGAATGGAGCGATGAATAATGGAGTTTAAGCTAACAAATGAAATATTAAAAAGTTATAAGTCATATGATGACTTATTAAATGTAATCATTCAATCAAAATCGGCTGAATGTTGTGAATTTTGCCTTGATTATGATGGAATATGGAAAAGACTAACCTTAAAATGGATGATTGATTATTTTATTGAAAAGGAAGAGTATGAAAAATGTATTATTGTTAATAATTATATACTGACTGATTATATTGCTAACGATTTAAGACAAGATGAATTAAATACAAAGTTGAATGAAATTACAAAAGCCCTTTGATAATTCAATTATTATATATATATTTGCATCTTATTAATTATAAACATAACAAAATGAAAAAAATCCTAATTCTATTGGTAGCATTAATTGCTATTGTTGCATTTTCATGCAAGCCATCAACAAAGGTTGATGCTAAACAAGTTACAGCTGACTCAATCGCCAGAGTAGATTCAATTGCTAAGGTTGACTCAATTGCTAAAGCAGATTCAATCGCCAAAGCAAAACCTGTTAAGAAAAAATCAGCTAGGAGACGATAATAAATTTGTCCCATATATAATATATATATATGGGACAAATTTAAATAATTATTAATTATGGAATGGAAAGTATTAATTGAAGGAAAACCTAATTTAAGAATCATGGTTAAATTTCTTCCACTAACAGAACAAATCGCCTTTATAGGTCAGTTTAAAAGAACTAATTTGGAATGGGTGAATTTTTGCATTGAGGAACATACTATGTATATTGATTTAGATCAAATCAATGAAATGTTGGTTAAAACATATGATACTATGACGACAAGAATTAATATGTATAATGAAGTTGCCGAAGGTTTCACTCTTATTAAGGTGATTGAAGTTAAAGAAGATTAATCGGTAATTAATTTAAATTCAAAAAAGTCATAATACCATGGCTTGCCTGTTTTCAGCTCAATTTGTTTTCTTTTAAATTTTGATTCTAATATAAAATCTGGATATGTTTCGGTAATATGTATGGTCAAACAGCCTGATTTATTTATATAATCAGTAAATACTCTACCTGTTTTTTTACATGTTAAAACATAATGATTTACTGAATTGTAATTGTCATCGACAGGTTTAGCTCTTTTGGTGAAAATTCCACTGAGCGTCGAAAAATTAATATCATATTTTCTTGAAATTTCCCTGATTGGCATATTATCTTTTTCATAATCACTATATATGCACTTCAATTCATCCACAGAGAATTCCTCTAATGTTCTATGTTTTTGAGAACTAAATGATTTTTGTGTGTTATTAATATAGTCCTCTTCGTAGCACCAATAAATGTTTTGATTATTTTTTGTATGTCCCAAGCATTTCCTCAGAATTTGTTCATGTGATAGTCCATCGATATTATTTCTTCCAGCATCAGCTAAAGATGAATATCTTTCAATAATGGTATCAATATTTCTATCAATTTTAATAACAGGCTTGGATACTTGAATAACTCTTTTCTGAATCCATTCTTTACTTTGCTTGACATTTTTTCTAATTCTAGATAATTTTTCTTTGGTTTCATCATGACTAAAAGACCTTATTCCACCAAATTCAATATTATAACCCAAATTTCTATTAGTTGAGTCGTATTCATAAATATATTTAATTTCTTTATAGTTTAATTCATCAGTTGTTTGTGCAGTATCTATAATATTAAACTTAAATTTATCGAATCCATATTTGTCGAAAGCTTTTAATACATATAAATTACAACACTTAGCTCTGTTTTTGTATTCATTATATCTATCGTTAAAGCCTCTTGTTGTTTGACCTACATATTTTTTATTATTTACAGTATTCTCAATTAAATAAATTATACCAGCAATTTCGTTGTTTTTTTTAGGGTATTCTAATTTTATGTGCTTAATCGATTCAAGAAATTTTTTATTTTCTACTTTATTACCTATAAAATAGAAGTATCTTCTTTTTCTATATTGTGAAAGAAAAATTGCATTAGGATATTTTTCTAATATTACATCTTTTTTAATTGTTCCAAATTCTTTCCTGATAGAGCGTGAATGTTTCAATTTTCCATCGATAAAAACCGAGAATCTCTTGGTTTCTCTTCCGTTTTTTCCGTAGTTTCCTGTCATGAGACCAACATAGTGCCAATTTAGTGATTGATATATAATACCTATTTCACCAGCTGATGGGTCAACACTTGCTGTTATTATTTTATATTCTGTATTTTTTTTAAGCCAATCAGCTGTCTTAGAAATAAAATAGGAAGCTGTATTTTTTGGTGTCCACCAAAGGCATGTACCTCGACTTAATAATATTATTTTATTTGTATACCCATACTTATCCCAAGTAGTAGATTTATTTGCTGAGTATTCTTCTGAATATATAACAACGCCACCTAAATGGTATTCATTATCTATATTAAAATATATTCCAAAAAAATATCTATTAAATAACGGCATTGTTTTAAGCCATTCATATTTTAAAATAATATTTCTCGCTGTGCTAAAATCTATTAGTTCTATTTTTGTATTAGATAATGCAGCTTTGCCATAATCAAAATCAATTGTTGCGGATTCGATTTCTTCTTGTTTTTTACGTACTTTATATTGATATGCTTCCATTATAAATAATTTGATTTTACTCCAGAAAACAAAGGTAAAAAAAGACTTGCATATGTGCAAGTCTTTTTAAAAATATTCATATCAATTAAGATTATTGAAGATCACCGATTCCGAAAGTCTGAAGACCATCACAATAGATTCTACCATAATAACGGTTAAGAACCATTTTCTTTGCATAACGTGTCATAATTCCACGAATTGGTGTAAAATCGAATGGGTTATACATGACCGGCGTAAGCTGCATTGGTACGTAAGGAGCGTAGATGTAACCTGTTTCCAAGATACTAGTACCCTTATGTCCGATAAGAATTGTGTTTGCTGGTGAATATGGGTCACGATACACGATGTAACGACCACTTAAGCTACCGATTTTTTCGATACCCATGTTGTATTTGTCTTCTTCTGGAGAAGCATTGCTAACGTGGAAATATTCCAAGTCATCAAATACTGCTGATACTTCAGGAGATACAACTACCCAACTAGCGCCACCACGAAGGGTTGCTTTATGAATCTGAGCTGAAATCTGGTTGATCTTTGTGATAAGAGTCTGATTCCAGTCTTTTTGTGTTCCATAATAAGTATTAGCTTGTCTACGAAGACCATTATAGTCCCAACGTGCAGTCCAAGCAGCACCTCTACGTAAGTCACGTAAAATCTCACGATCAATCTCAGCAGCCATTTGCTCTGACAATAAAGCTGTTAATTCAGCTTCAGCATCAATATTATGAAACGCTGAAACGTCCTGAGCAAGCTCTGGAGTCCACATAGCTCTCATTTTACGTGTTTCAACAGAAACAGTAACTTGATCTAACTGGAATGTTACTTCTGCCATACGTGAATCTTCTTCAAGATCACTATAGCTTCTGTATTCATAGAAGAAACTTGTTGTTCCTGATGTAACAGCGCTTAATGGCTGATAACCGTTTGTTCCTGCATATTGAAGGTCAACTACTAATACGATATCACCTTGTTTGTTAACAATAGCTTGTCCGTATTTTTGTACCTTAACATTGAAAGGAAGTGAATGTCCTTTAAGAACGTTTTGTTCTGTAAAACCTGCTGGTGCTACAAAATCTTTGTTAGATGTAATTTTCAAACTTGAAAGGAATGATTCAGTGTCCATCTGAACACCTGCAGGACCTACCAATTTACCTGAGTCGCTTACCAAGAAGCCATGAATAACAACTTGGATGAATTTTTCGCCAACTGTCCATGATGCACCTGTTGTTGTACCAGTGTGAACTGACATATCGCCTTTTGAACGATCAAACAATGAAGCACCTTCTTCGTTATATTCTGTTGCATAAAATGCATCATACAATGAACGAGTTTCGAATTGTGTTCTTTCTCCAGCAGGTTTGTTTGCTGCATTGCCATAAGCACCGTTAGGTGATGTATGTTGATTACCAGCTGTTGTTGTGTGAGTGTCATCTTGTACTCTAACACTTGCTTTTGGATTTATGTAGTACAATTTACCAATAGGTAAATTAAGTGCCTGTACAGACACGATATCATTTGCTAAAAGCTTAGCAAATACCCTACGAATAACTGGAAACGCTACTGTTTCGAATTGTCCTGATGAAGCTGAATCTGATGATTCATTGATCATATAAGATAACTGATTTTCAAAAAGCTGTGCGCAATTTTCTTTCACGTTACCATCTAATCCTTCTAGCAAGCCGATTTTTTCCCAACGGTTTGTAGTTATTTCTCTTTGTTCACGAAGTTGTTTTAATCCAATATTGCCAACTTCGGCTGATTCCATTAAAAATCCCATGGTTATTTTATTTATTTATAATTTTATTATTTTTTACCTCTATGTTCTACGTAATCGATAAGCTTTCTCATTTTGACCATGTGCGCATCGTTTGCATAGGCTGTTTTTTCGACCACTTCTTCAAGTTTTTGTTTTGATGAAGGTTGTATTGAGGCAGAAACCTTATTTTCAATACTTTCAGAAATAGTTTTTTTATTATTTTTCATTTCAGATAAAAATGATTTGTATACATTTTGTGAATCAGCAATGCTATTAACTTTTTTGAATTCATTGATAATCTTGATTTTATCGTCTTGAGTAAGTGCTAGACTTTCATTAACGAAAAGATTATTTGAATGTGCAAGATTAGTGTTGAAAATTGCCATTTCTTTTAATTGTACACGATATTTACCTAAAGCTGTTTTATATTCTTCATTTAATGAAGTTGATGTCTGAATCTGCTGTTTAGCTTCGTTTAGTTTTTTTGTTAATTTTTTGTTTTCTTCGATCAAACGACTAAGTTTTTTCTCCGATTCTCCAAAACGTCTTCTATTAGCTTCGCCAGTTGATAAATAATCATTGCTTGGAAGTTTACTATTCATTGTTGTTCCAGCTGAGAATGATACTCCGTGTGTTTCGTCTACAGGCATTTCATTTCCGCTTCCACCGCCACCGATTACTGCCTCAATATCCGCATCTGTAAATTCAGTTTCGCTTAATGACGATAAATCATCTTCACCTTCTTCTTCCATTCCTTGGTTTTGATCGCCATTCATACCATTAATCATTTCGTCTAATTTGTTTCTCATGGCTACTAATTCTTTAAATGCGTCTCCGCCTTGATTTGCGGGTGTTCCGTATTTAATACCGTTTGGGTTTGGAAGGTTTTCACCTAAATTTTCCATTTGTGATATTTCTGCTTCGATTTCATCAATAGTAATAATTTCGTCATCATCATTAGCATTACCCAATGCTGAATCTACGCTATTACCATCAAGTCCTGATATATCAAATTCTTCTTTTAGATTTGAAATTGGTTTTTGTTTACCTTTAATATTGATATCAAACGCAATGCCTTTTTGTTTGCCTTTTTCCTGATTAGGAGTTTCAGCTTCAACATCAGCAACGAAATCTTTTTCACGTTCTTCTTCAATAGCCTGTACGCCTTTTTTAGTATTAAAAGGATCGCTTTTTCCAACAGTGTTGGTGATTTTAACATCTTCCTTAACTGAAACAGCTTTGCCATCAAAGGGTTTACCTTTTCCAACTGTATCTATAACCTTTACGGTCTCTTTTACTTGTTTTTCCATATCAGATTCTTTGTTTAATTCATCATCATTTTCAGATTCTTTTGCATTGTCTATTTTTTTATAAGACTCTTTAGCCGTTTTATTTTTATTAATTTCTTCTTTCAATAATTTTTCAAAGCTGTTTGGAAATTCTTCAGCCAGCTTTTTCTTTGCATTAATTGCAGCAGCTTCTACGATTGTATTATAATCAGTCAATGCCTCTTTAATTATTGATGGTTTATCTTCTTTCATATTCTTAAAATATCGTATCTAATACTATAATTTTTATATAAATACATAATCTTTGTGAAAAAGTATGTTATTTAAAAAAAATGTTGTTATGTAAATGATAATATGTTACAAAATAACATTATAATAAAAATTTGTTAGTTGCTGAAATTATTTTTTTTTCGTCTTCCCTTAGATAAATGCCGTTTTTATTAACGTATGTTTCTGCAAATGTCTGACTGCCTGAATCTGGTGAAAATAAATATCCACCGGGGGTACTAGGTGTAGTAACCAAATCAAAACCAATTAATTCAAAATCTCCTTGAACAAGGTTTTCACCATTAATTTCTTTTAATGTTCCTACTCCACGTGATGAAATACCCATCTTGATTTTATTCTGTAGGTATAGCACAATTTTATCGCCTACGACAGAAACAATACCGTACTTAATGTAACCGGGACTAACAATTATTTTAAGCTGACCATATAAAACATTTTCGTATTCATTCTTACCCCACCACATTTTCGTTATCATATGCGAGATATTCTGTAATGAAATTATTGATGATTCGGGATGATCTGCTTCTGAAACAGCACTATTTGTATCGACTAGTTGTTGATATATTAAAACCTGTGGAACTAAGACATCTTTAGGATATATACGACCATTTTTATTTTTAACTCCCCACTTTTGCAGTATACAGTTAACTAAAACTGGTTCGTTGGGTTTAAGCTCGAATGACTCATTGATAAATGTAGGGTTTAAATCAGAATTAACATAACCAGCATCATATTCAATTATAATACCAAATCCGCTTTCCCCTGCTTGTAGTATCTTACTCATATTAGTATCTTTCTCTATAAATAGTTTTATTTGTTGCTTTATTTTTGCGAATAAATCTTTTCTTTTTATGTATCATTTTTGCCGTATTATCAACAGTGTTAATAAAAATTTGCGTTTCTAAATATTCGTTCATGCTTTTCAGTAACATATTGATTTCTAATAAACTTTCTAATTTAGTTAACATGATATTTAATATTGTTTAGCATTCTTTGCAATATGATTATTAATTTCTTCTAGCTTAGCTAAAATTTTTGTTGATTCTAATTTATTAAATTTTTCGCTAAGGTCTAATAGCTCAGATACGCCACCTAATACATGTAGTGTTTCCTTTTCAGACTCAATCCATTGACGAGTTCTTTCTTCTTCTCGTCTAAGCATTTCCAATCTGATTTTTTCTAATGCTTCTGAATGCTCCTTTCGAATAATATCAATTTTAGCTATTTGTTGTTTTAAATCCCGATTATTTTCGTTAGTCTTTTTCAGTAATTTATTACTGAAATAGGCAATTCCTACCACGCCTAAAAAAATTAGTAGCATTGATACATAGAAAAATCCGTTATTAAATATTGTTAGTGTATCGATTGGAATTGGAGTCTGTGTCATTTCATCGTTTATTAGTATAAATAGTTGAAATGACTCGTTTCTCACTACATTTTTCATTATATCGTATTTATATGAAACCAAATGAAATGCCAGTAATCGATTATTTGAATGACCCCGATAGCGTTAACATTAACCCTAACATAATTAACGCTATTCCACAATATCAAGATATGCATATTTTTGCTGAATTAACAGCATCTAGAAGGGCTAGAAGTGTTATCGTAATAGGTGGCGACACTCAATCAACACCAGATTTCAAGGTTAATTTCATTGGAAATAATCAAAATCAAAATAATCCGAATTATTTAAATTTTACGACAAATTATTATGATGGTAGTACACGTGATAATGAGGAACAGTTTGAATCTTTCGGTATTGCGAGTATTAAAGTTGTTGTAAATTCATCATATATACCAACTGTGAGTATACAGTTTGTTGATATACGTGGTTTATCTTTTTTCAATAACGAAAATTCTAAATATAGGATTTTATTTGATTTTCCACCACCCGTTTTTAATTTAAAAATTAAAGGGTATTATGGTAGAACATTATCATATGATTTGCATTTAGTCAAATACACATCAGAATTTAAATCAGAAAATGGTAATTTTGTGATTGATGCCGAATTTGTTGCAATTACATTTGCGCCATTAAGTGATGTATTGTTTAGATATGCAATTAATTTTCCGTTAATCGAGGATTTTAGAAGCGAAAGCACTATCATAAGTGATCCAAAACTACCACCTAAAAACACATATGAATTCATATTAAAAATAAAAAATTTGCTTCCTGAAATAAAGAACTACCTTAATACCGAATCTGAAACAGGTGATTTTAAACGACTTTCAGATCAGCTTACGGCAAATAATTCAACGCTTGCTCTATTATATGCATATAATGAACATTTAAAACATGGCACTCCATATATATTTACAGTGGACGATTCAGTAATTAACGAACAAGGAGAAACCAATAATTCTTCAGTTAGACCTCTAAATAGTTTCAGCGATTATGATAAAAATATAAAATCAAACATAACTGGAATAAAATTATATATTGGCTTCATAACGGAATCTAATAGTTCACAAGAAATATTCAGCTTTTCAGGGTCTACTCAGTCAATGATTAGTACATTACAATCAAATGAATTGAAAGCATATGCAAAAGAATTAAATGATAGGGGCATTAAAGGTAGCGTTGGAAATATTGCAACCGAAAGTGAAATTTCCAAACCAGAAATAATTAATAATACGTTTAATATTTCTATTAAGCAACATTCTAATATACAAACATCATATCAAGTAATTGATATTACTAGTTTTTATACTAAATTATTTAAAACAAATTATGATATTGCAACCAATAGAACAACCGTTGCAAAATCACTTAACACAAAAATTAATAATAATATTATTGGTACATTAGGAATGAACCCTACCATATATAACGTCTTTAAGTTAATATTGGATGATGTAGATACGTTTTTTAGAAAACTACGAAAAACATCTCAAGATGCACAAGATCATCATAATAGGGCTGATAATAAAGGAAAAATATTAAATGGTGGTATGAAAGATGTTGGAAGTATGAAGGCTAGTCAGCCAATCTATTCTTTTCCGCTATTAATTAAAATAACGTGTGGTAATAAAGAAGAAAAAACATCACCTACAGCTATCAACCAAAAGCTATCACCGACAGAACAATTTCCTGAATCAATATTAATTAGCGATTTTATAGATACTTTTTCAAAACAAAAACATAATGTAATTAATAATAACATGAAAAACGAAAAAGATTCTGAAGGTAATAATATATGGATTCCAATTTCCCCTCAAGATTCAACTATTGTTAGTGGCGATACGAGATCACCATACTTTGGCTTAGATTCTAACACATCACAAATTAATATGAATGAGGATAAAATAATAAATCAATATTTAACTGTTATTTTAAATAGATTTTATGTTCTTAGCGAAGGTATAATTCCAGATAAGTTATACGGTGATAAAAACAATCCTTACTTAAAATTTTATTCACAATCAGAAGCATTAAATTTAAAGCTATCTGTTTTTAATAAAGATGTTGTAGGAATTCTAAAGAAATTTGCTTTAGATAATGCTAATTACACTAACTTCTATACTTATTTAAGCACTCACCTTCACAGTTTATATAAATTCCAGAATAATGAAAAATCTGTTATCAATGGCGTTTATAGTAATAAAGGTGATGTAAACTTTAGAGGTGTTTTTTTATCAGATGGCGTTGTTGATATTCAAGCACCCACTAGTGATACAAATAAACCGATTAATACTTTTATAACTAAATCACAAAGAAGCTTTTTTGAAAGTCCCTTTAGTGGATCATTGCCCGAAGCATATTTTCAATTTACAGTTCAAAATATTATATATATTTCAGATAATTTTGTGAACAGCAAAGGTAATAGCTCATCTGATGAATCTAAGGTATCTAATGGAATTCATTTGCAAACGAGATTTTTACTCCCATCTAATTCGTCTACATTTAATTCATCTGAAAGTATTTCACTCTCAAATATTTTAAATCAAGGTAATGCTGCTTTTATTGGATCAAGATCAAGCATCGGCAGTAAAAACGAATTTGTTGATGTGGTTGATGTATGGGTTAATACACTTGCAGCCAACGATACATTTTTATACGATAAAGTTATAAACACCCATAGTCGTCTCAGTTCAGTACTATTACTTTCTAATTTTGGTCATACATTAAGTCCGTTCAGTGTTTTCAAGAGCCTAAATAAAACCATTTTTCAAACGCCATCTGTTGTAGAAGTTCCATATTATCTATCTTCATATGTTGGAGCTTTAGTGTATGTGATTGAAAATAAAATGATAAATGAGTTAATGGATTTTTTTAATTCCAAGAGTAATTTGATCAAAATAGGTATATTAATAATTGCAGATATTCATGATATACAAAAATATTTATCAAAAAACGATAAGGCTATGTTTTTAAGCAAATATGAAAATTTTTACGATAATAGTTATGTTGGAATAATAAATGATTTAAAATTCGTGTGTGATAAGATAATAAAAATGGATTCTATTAAGGAAAAATATATTGCATATAACACATATTTAAATCCACGTGCAACAAATGTTATTAACTATGGAAGTCATTTTAAAGATATTTTAGTTCCATTGTTAACTAAAACAAATGTGATAATTTATGGTGAGAATACATTTAAGCCTGTTATCACTACGCAATCATTTTATAAATCATTGTTTTATGTGGATACCGAAAAGGGGGGGGCAAAATTAGATATAAATAAAATATACTTTAATAGCTTTTGGTCTTCATTGTATGGTCTATTGGATGATAGAGAAAAAGAACTAATAAAAGAGGAGGGCGAACAGAAAAAGCTGAAAGGAGATGAGGATATTGTTGCTCAAACATACTACTCGTTTAAAACAATAAATGATAAGTGGCTATGTAGTCCAGAAAATAATAGTGACGGATACCCATATAATATTGCAGGAAAAAAATTAATTGATTCGTTTGCGTTTGTTGATCGTGCTATGAATCCTGCTGGTGATATTATAATAAATCCAGAAATATTACTAAATGCATATGATGACACAAATATTTCTGTTTTTTCAATACTATCTCAAATATTATCATTAAATGGATTTGAATTTTTTCCATTGCAAAATTTTATGAATGATGATAATGGGTGGAATGATACATTTAAAATAGATACTAATGGCGAAGTGAGTAAACGACCAGCTTTTGTATGTATGTATGTTGGTGGTTCATCTAGTTACCCATCCAACACATCCAACGGTTTTGAAAATGACGGTATTATTGATATAAATAATGGTGTTCCCAACGATTTTAATGCGGACTGTCAACAAAATCCCGAATCAGATATGCAATCCGAAAACAACAAAGACTTTCCGTATCGTAAAATTCGTGCTTTTAATGTAAAATTCGCACAACAAAATCAGTCAATGTTTACTGACATGAAAATTGAAAGTAAAGAGTTTCCTGAAACAAATGAATCACTTCAAATTTTAGCAAGATTAGCTGGTGATAGTAGAGATAATCCAGCAATCCCTAAAGGTCAGAATCTATATAATTTATATGAAAACCGTGCATACCGAGCTACCATAACTGGTCTAGGTAATGCAATGATTCAACCAACACAATATTTTCAATTAGATAATGTACCTATGTTCAATGGAGCGTATTTAATATTATCTGTGGAACACAATATTGTTGCAAATAAAATGACTACATCGTTTTCAGGTACTAAAATATTGAGATACCCCATGCCAAAAATAATAAATCCTATGTCGGTATTGGATTTTGAGGGGACAAGTGTTTCTGAATATATAGAAGCAGCAGGTACTGTAACATCGGTTGATTCTCAACCAAATCCCACTACATTCATTCCGTATGTTCCCAATGGGGGCGTAATTCAAATAAATGCGCCAATAAATCCGCAGTTGGTAAGATTCTCTAGTGGATATGGTGAAAGAATAATCAAGGGTGTTAAGGGATTTCATTATGGAAATGATTTTGCTGCAACTAAAGGAACTCCAATTTGGGCTGCTCAAGATGGAAAAATTCATAAGCTTTTGCATCAAGGACATGGTGAAGGATTAAGTGGAGGGTTTGGTGAATATGTAACTATTGACCACGGAAATAATATTTATACTGCATATGCACATATGATGCAATGGGCAGATAGTTTAAGGGTTGGAACAAATGTGAAGGCAGGTGAAGTAATTGGTTGGGTTGGTGACACCGATTCCCCCAAGGCATTTCATTTACATTTTGAATATAGAAATGGTGCTGATAATGAATTTGACGGTCTTAAAGTAACTGCTGTTGATCCTAAACCACACTTATTAAGATCAATGAAATCTGTATATGCTAAAACTACTTAAATAAAAAAACCCCGATATCGGGGTTTTTTTATTTACAACAAACCTTTTTTTAATTCATGTAATTTAATTATATCGTCTTCAACATCAGTTTTTTTGTATTTCATTTCTTTTATTTTTTGAATTGTTTTTGAAATGTTGTCCTCAACGTTATTCTTATTCAATTTTTCAAGTATTAATAAATTTTCGTTTTTATATTCTTCTAACAGCGCTTGTTTTTCTTCATTAGTTGATTTGGTTAGTTTATTAAATAGGCTTCTATCGCTTTCATCCAGTGATTTGTATTTGCTGTTGAACTTATCAACAGCCATTTCAATAATATCATCATTAATTCCTTCGTGTTCAACGCTTTCAATTAGTTTAGTCTTTGGCTCTTTAATGTGATTTAATACTAATGTAAATGATTCATGTACTATATCAACATCAATTTCATCGTAATTACACAGTGATTCGGTTATTAGATTATCTATTGCATTATAGAGAGCAATCTTGCTATTCATTGGTATTGTTGCTTCAGTAATAAACGGTTTTAATTTTTTACGCTCAGCATTAATTTCATCAATAGTGTATACTTCAAATAACTTTATTGAATTATCAATATATCGTGATGCTGTTAATTCATTATCAATGAATTTATTTTCTATCCCACTAAAGACTTTGAATTCGAGTTGTAGTATAGGCGAATTTTTCACTATTGAATAAAAATCAAAAGTTTGCTTTTTAGATTCTCCTAGAAGCTTGCTGTCGAAATAAGATTCTTTCAGTTTATTTGAAATCATGAAATTAACAATTCCAATGTTGATATTTTTCATATAATTTATTTTGATTTTTTATAAATACTGTATTAATTTGTAAATTATCATTATATTGAATATTTTATGGAATATCAATATGTGTTATATCGATATCATCGTCATCATTATTTTTTTGTTTATTATTAATTGTATCTGAATTCTGAAGCATCTTATCGATTTCTTTGATCATACTATGAGCTTTTATGTTCATATCTTCGTTTGCTTCCATGTTTTCACTAATGATTTTTTTATGTTTAGCTTCATTAGCTCTTTTGGGTTCTAGATTTCCACCAAATACCATCTTCTCAACATGTTTAGTGAATTCTTCTTCACTTAATCTTCCTTGCATTTCAGCTAATGGTGGTAATTCACCACCACTTGCTTCACCACCCACTGGTGGCATTCCACCCGCTATCGGTGGCATTCCACCCACTGCTGGCGGTGGTGTTCCCCCTGCTGGTGGCGCTCCTGCTGCTGGTGGCATTCCACCTTGAGCAGTTGCTCCACTTGCTTCACCACCCATTACTAATTCGGGTTGAGCAAATCTTTTATCAATATCAGTAAATAAACCTGATTTCTTTATTGTAACTGGTGCATCAGCAAGCTCTTGCATAACAACCTTTTCCATTTTCTGTTGTTTAAGGTCATCAACGATTTCCTTATCACTCATATTAAATATAATACGTTTTGCATTGGTATGTGACATTGCTGCAATTCCGTTTTCACCACGTGTTAATTCAGTATAAGATTGCGCTTTATCACGTAATAGTTCCGATTTAAGCAATTCTTGCTGTGTTGATGGATTTGTTAATGTTAACTCAAAGCTGTTTAAATCTTCGTTGCTATAACCTAATAAGTATAAATGTATCATAGCCATTTTATTAAGCTCCTGAATCATTGCTTGTTGAATACGACTTACTTTTTTTGCAAAACGTATATCATATTGTGCCATGTTTTTACCAGCGCCAGCAGCATCTTGAAAACTTAAAAATGGTTTAGGAACGCCAAGACCAATAAAAAGATTATCTCTTAAATATTCTATATCTTGAATTGCATCGAGATTACTAGCCCCGGGCAATGTATCAATACCTGTTTGTGAATTGCTATTTCTCATTGGAAGGAAATAATCTTCATCATTCCCCAATATATTAAATCTATAGTCGATTTGTCCATCATTAGGATTCACCTGACCTACTTTTTTAAATTTAGTTGCAACCTTATAAATATAATCTTCAATATCGTCTTCATCGATATTACCAACATCTATCTTAAACACTTTTTTCTCACCAGCACGAACAATACGATAGGTTAACATGGCATCTTCAGCCATTACAAGCTGTCTAAAGACCCTACGAACCTTATTTAATATGGAACTACCATAGGGTAAGTACTTATCATCCCCAAGTAGTCTAAAATGCGCTATTTCAAAGACGTTGAATTCATCACCTGTCATTCTTTCCTTAAATTTGACTAATGGTTTACCGTTTTGAATTCTTTCAAATCGTTCAATTTCATAGTTAACCATTTGTTTGACGTGTGTTATACCTTTTTTTCTTTCGCCATATAATAAGACAAAATTATCACCATATTTTACAGTATTTCTAACCCAAAATGGTAAATTAACGTTAACATTAACAATATCATAGAAAAATTCTTCCAATAATGATTTAATACGTTCTTTGTTTGAATATATATTAAGCATTTTGCCATTAACACCGATGGTTGTGGCTTCTTCCATGAATAAATCCAAGGCTGAGGATATAATTGGGTAATATTCCATACCCTCATAGTCTATGTATGCGGGCAGACGTGCTGCCTCATATTGAAGTGCCTTTTGGAATCCTCTATCTGTTGTACGAAAGAATTTACTTTGAAGTTCTTTCTTTTGTTGTAATTCTAAGCCTTTTTGATGAATTTCTTCAGGTGTATTACCTTTGATGATAATCTTAGTTTCCTTAGCGGGGGTGGATTGTGATACTGATGGTTGTGTCTGTTGTCCACTAAAATCACCGAGATTAAAAAATCCATTAAGTTGTTGATATATTGTTCCTTTTTTTTCTTCAGCCATTTCTATAATTTTTTATAGTTTTTTATAAATACAAATATTTTCTGGAAAATACTTTCATATAAATACTATTTGATCTACATTTGTAAATCTAATTTAATTATCAGGGATATAATAATGAAGGTCAATAGGTTTATTGAAAGAGGAAATTTAAAACATAATGGATTTTATGACTATTCATTAGTTATTGAAGCACAAATCAGAGAAAAGTTTAAAATTATTTGCCCAATACATGGCGTGTTTGAGCAAAGAGGTGATGCACATTTATCGGGACAGGGATGTGGTAAATGCAAAAAATCCATATTAAAATCTCAAAATGAATTCGTTATAGATGCTAAAATAAAACATGAAAATTATTATGATTATACTCTTGTTAATTATGTAAATTCAAAGTTATGTGTTGACATTATTTGTCCTGTACATGGGGTTTTTAAACAAACACCTGATAATCATCTAGCTGGTCATGGATGTGCTAAATGTGCATTTGTATTAAATTCATCTATAATGAAAAATGTTTCAGCAGATAAATTTGAAAATGAAGCAAACGAAACACATAACGATAAATATGATTATCAAAATTCAATATATACTAGAGCAAAAGATAAGATAAATATTAGCTGTAAAATACACGGGGAATTTAAACAAACACCGAACGATCATTTATCTGGAAAAGGTTGTCCTAAATGTGGAGTGAACCTATCGATAGGCGAAAATGAAGTACGTGACTTTATCGAAAATGAATTAGGTTTTAAAACAGATAAAATTAGAATAGAAAGTAAAGAAATTGATATTTTTATTCCAGAAAAAAATGTTGGCATTGAATACGATGGTCTATATTGGCATTCGGATAATTTTAGGGATAAAAAATATCATTTAAATAAGACCTTATTATGTGAAGAACATAATATTCAACTACTTCATATTTTTGAGGATGAATGGATTAATAAAAAAGAAATTGTTAAATCAATAATCAGGTCTAAATTAGGCGTTGTTAATAATAAAATATTTGCTAGAAAGTGCATTGTAAAAGAATTGAAAGTAACTGATGTTACAAAATTTCTGTTTGTGAATCATTTACAAGGCAATGTAGGGGGCTGTGCTAGATATGGATTGTACTATAATGACGAGCTAGTGTCATTAATGACATTCGGTAAAAAAAGAGCATCAATGGGTGTTAAGATTAGAATTGATGATGAATATGAAATGATGAGATTTTGTAACAAACTCAACGCAACTGTTGTTGGTGGAGCAAGTAAATTATTAAAACATTTTATAATAGAACATAATCCTGCCTCAATTCTAACATTTGCTGATAGAAGATATTCCAATGGTAATTTATATCTAGAATTGGGTTTCAAGCATGTCGGGTATAGCGACCCTAACTATTTTTATTTTTCTAAAAACAGTCTAAAACGTGAATATCGTTTTAAATACAGAAAAGATATTCTTATTAAGCAGGGATTTGATGCATTAAAAACCGAGCATCAAATCATGCAAGAAAGAGGGTATTATAAAATATTTGATTGTGGTCATATAAAATTCATCATGCGTTTTTAATGTTTACATAAAATATTTACTTTTTTTCTTTGATTCCATTATACAGCCAATCATTTACCATATGTGGATTATATGGTGAATTGCTGTTTGGCGAAATATATGGTTGTGTTCTATCAGCCATTGACCTTTCCTTAACTTGATTAAAACTTATCATAGCGTTGATCAGTTTTTCACTAAGACTTTTACTTTGTTTAAACCTAACCATATCAAAATTATATGTAAAGAGTCCAATTGCCAATCCCATTATGGAATCATCATGAAATGAACGTTTATGGTCTGCAACTCTGTTACCATTAACAGTAACAAATGTTTTTAATTCGTTTAATAATCTTACTGATCTGATTGTTATGTCAGCTAAATTTATTGCTCTTTGCAATTCTAGCAATACTGATGCACGATTGTTTCCGATAAAGAACCCCGGGATTAAATCCACTGATATTATAGCACCATCAGGCATTGTTTTCTGTCCTTTTTTGATGTATCCTTGAAGTCTATCTCTTGACGGTTTATGTGTAACTTCTGCATAATGAACGTTTTCATACCCAATTTCAAGTAATTTTTCAACTGTTTGAATGCCAATACCTCCTGTTATATCAACAACGCAATATGCATTATTATATCGTTTCCCGAATTGATATGCTATTTCGGATAACATCTGTGGTGTTACTTTGCCATAATATTCGGCAACTTGTTCTAACTTATGCCTTTTTATCTTAACATCTTTTGTTTTTCCGTTTTTTGTTATAGACCTGATTTCAATAATTTCATCAACCTTCATTATGTTAATGGTAGAATTATCCTCACCATGCCCAGCAGATGCATCAATACCCATAATATAGTTTTGATCTGGAATTGCATCTTCCCAAATCCACATGTTCAAATCAATATATTCTTGACGAATAGGTGTTCTTACTTCAAAATCTTGAATACGTTTAATATATTCTTCAGCAATGAAGTTATCACCAGAACCAAGGAAACTACATAAAAGTTCTTGTGCGATTGCCTTCATATCTCCATTGGCATCCTTGACTTGTTCTTCAAACCATGGTGAGCTTGCTTCCCAACCATCATCCATCATTTGAATTCTTCGTTTAGTATCCCAATTTTCATCAGGTAATCTAATTTCAGTTTCTTTTCCTTTGTTTTTAAGCCATGAAAGATTTTTATTATATCTTGGGTCGTTAAACCACCACAACTCAACGGCTTTCCAGTTGTTTTCACCTCTTCTTGCACCATCAAAGTGTTTGTAAAATACTGCATCTAAACCAGATGGAGTACTAACCATGATTGCTGCACCACCAGTACCTAATGTTGGTTTAGCTGCTTTCCAAAACTTATCACCCTTTTCTGTCCATGCGGTTTCATCCCAAAATATTAAAGTAGGTGTCATACCACGTAGACCTTTAGATGAAAATGCACCTAATCTAGAACCATTATCGTATATTTTTAGCTTTTGAGTATCTTTAAGATTTTCTTTGGTTTCTCTACCCGTTTTAGGTCTAAGCCATTCAGGACAACCTTCTATAAATAATAAAACATCACTCATGATTTCATCACGTGCTGTTTCTAATTTATCCGCAACAATAGCTACTTGTCTATTTTCATTAAAACAAATATACCATGCTATATAAGCACACGTTGTTGTTGAAATACCAGCCTGACGATATTTATTGGCAACAACAAATCTATTTTCTCTATAGGATTTAATTAAATCTTTTTGAAAGTCGAATAGGCTAAATGGAACGATTAATCCTGCAGTTCCTTGTGTTTGGTCAAAGATCGTTAAGTATGTTTCAATGAAGTAAATTGGGTTTATTGCACAACGGACAAATTCTTGTTCTTTTTCTGTTTGTGTTAGTTGAGTAACCTTTTTAACAGTACCATCATTGGTTGTGATAATAGGTATTATTTTTCCTGATTTTTTTCTTAATTCTTCGCTTAATTTTCTGGCATCCTCTTTTTGCTTTTCTCTTTGCGTATTATGAGGTATTATTGGTATATGTTCGGGAAATAAATCATCATCATCAACTTCGGGAACATTTTTATTATCTTTCATTATATTATTTTATAATAAATACTATAATGTCAGTAAAACCGCAAGGCTCGGCTAATATCTGGATTAGTCGAGCCTCGAAACCTAGTGTTCCGAATAAGGCAACATAGGCAATTATTAATAATTTAAGCAAAAAACGATGTATATCGTGACACATCGATTTTCGATTTCCTTCCCCCGAATGGTGGGATGAACTCATTTATGCACAAATATAATGCAATTATAAATACTATGCAATAATTTATTTAAGAGATATCGATGTTGTTTCAATAAATTCATTATCTCTTAATATGATTTTTCTTGACTCAAGCATTTCTTTTATTTTATCTAGTGATGTGCCATAGTGAAATACCAATAATGGTGAATCATCATTATCACTGCTACTAAACATTTTATCATAATCACTGACACCATCATCATCATTTATTGATGGAATTTCATATGCTAGTGCATGTATTGTATGATAGCCATGCATATATTCTCTATCAGTAGCTTCATGTAAACAGAATAAATCAAACGACTTGGTTTTTAAGCTAAATATGCCATTAACAAAACTTTCTTCTGGTGGAATTGCATGATCACACGCTGGTGATATATCCCAACACCAACCTTCCATATCAATATTTGTTTCATCTAATGAAAAAATGAATTCATACAAACCTTCGTCTTTAGAGTTATATCCTATTTTCAATACATATATCAGTTTCAATTTATCTCCTTCGTATTTCATGATATTGTTTTCAATAAATACTATCCATAAAAAAAGCCACCACTTTTTTAAGGTGATGGCTAGGGTTCTAAGGCGATTCTTTATTATTTCTTCTTCTTAGCTAACGATTCGTATACTTTGAATCTTTCATCAATCATCGAATCAAGCTTTTTGAATGCATCAGATTTCTTGTTTTCATTTATGCTTGGTTTTTTGAGTCCAGCTTTTTCTTCAAGACGACCACGTACATATCTTCTAAGTTTTTGCTCACTCTCATTCAAGTTTTCTTCGAGTTCATTTGGTGTTGGTTGTCTATCGTCTCTGTTCATGTTTAGATCAGCTTTTATTTTAGGTAAAGCATCTTTTAGTTTTCTCAATGCAAATCCATTAATTTCATGGATACCGCCATCTACAATATTATATGAATTACGATCAACAGAAATTGTTGCAATTCCATTTGTATTGTTTGCAGCTACATCAAATGCGATACTATCACCATTTTTACGGATATTAGTAAAACCTTGATTTTCCAAATACTGTTTCATTTCTGGATTAATGTATCTACCAAAAGTGGTACTTTGTGATTGACCTATTTGAGCAGTTACTGGATCGTTATGATTGTTAGGACCGCTATTTGCATTATACTTATCGAGACCCTTCCAACTTGCATTATTTGCTAAACCAGTTGAAATTTCATTAATCATGTTCGTTAATGAACCCAATTGTTTTTTGGCTTCAGCTAATTTAATGTTTATCATCTTGTTTTGACCATCAACATTTACATCAATACCAGTTGTTGGAGCACCTATTGGTTTAACAACACCTGCGCCTAATGATTGACCAGCGGGAGCAAATTTGATATCATCATTGAATTCTTCAGTATTTTTCATACCATCAGTATTTTCAACATTCTCCATGCTTTCGATGTTTTCGATATCGTCCTGTTTTTCATCATCTTCATCACCGTCTTCTTTTAACATTGTTTGTGTCTCAACGTTTGCGGGATCGATGTTTTCTCTTTGGATTTGACTACCAGCTTTAGTACCAGCTAAGCTAGCACCCTTACCTGCAGTCAATTGATTAGTAATACCTCTTAAAATGCCTTGTACGTTAACTGGTTCTTGACCAGCTTTAACTAATCTAGCATTTAAAGCAGCTACTTGTGCACCTAAATCAGATGCCATTTTTTCTAATTTTTTTACTTCCCCACCAACTTCTCCTTGATGGTACGTTTGTTGAATACCTTGTGCAGCATCACCAACAGCATTTACACCAGCCTTAATACCACCAGAAACTGCTTGTCCTGCTTTACTGATTCCAGAACCAACAGCATTTGCTGCGTTAGCACCTGCTTGCCCAACTCTTTGAGCGCCACCTGCAACTGCACTGCCAACTGCTTGACCAGCATTACTAATACCAGAGCCAATAGCATTTGCACCAGCTTTTAAGCCACCCATTGCTGCTTTTCCTAATGATTTCAAACCACCAAACAATTCATTTAGTTTAGCTATATTTTCTTCATCAGTACTTTCATTCATTGAATCAACTTGTGGTTGAAGTTTTTCTGCATATTCTTCATGACCGTAATCATTTTTTAATGTGTTTAATAACTCAGGATTTATCACCTTTATAACTAAAGCAACACCTTCGAGATCACCATCATTCATGCCATCATTATGTGCATTAGCGTAGCCACTGATAACGTTACCAACTTCTTCTTCACCACACTCCATTAATGATTCTGCGCTGTTATAACCTCTTGATTCAGCATATCTTGCGAAAGTACCACATTCTGAACACTGTGCTTCTTCAACGCCTTGTCCTTCTTCGTGATCTTCAACATTCTGTCCTAAATCCTCGATATCTTCAGGGGGTACAATTTTCAATATTAAATTTGCAATATCTTTTCTTTCTTCAATTTCAAGTTCAGGAAGCTTATCTTTAAATGCTTGAATAAATGATTTAAGATATGATTGAGTTTGTGATGGTTCTAAATCAGTTTTTCTGATTGTATTAGTAATTTTACCAATACCCTTTTCTAATTCTCTAATGCTTTCATCTTCACCTTCACCAGCAGCAGACATTTCTTCGCTACCGTCACCAGCAGGCATTCCTTCTTCGCTACCATCACCAGCAGGCATTCCTTCGCCACCATCGGGTGCGGGCATTCCTTCTTCGCTATCTGGAGCAGGCATTCCTTCACCACCATCAGGAGCTGGCATTCCTTCGCCACCGTCACCAGCTGGCATTTCAGTGCCATCAGCTTGTGCAGGCTCTGCTTCATTACCAGCAGCAAATTCAGCTGAATTAGTTTGATCTTCAGCAGCAGTTGCAGCATCCAAATCACTTAATTTATTTTCTGCGTTGTCGATTTCCTGACCTGCGATATCTTCATTAAGTCTTTTTTTGCTACCAGTTTTATTTTGTTTCAAAGAACCAGCTTCATTAATTGTATGCATTATCATATTTCTGTTTTTATCAGCTTCTGACAATGATTTATATTGAAAATTAGTGATGTTAGCTAGTCCACCAATATATGCAAAATCAGATACATCTGGATCAGATTTGATACCTGCTTTTTTAATATAGTAGTTGTGATTTTCCTTAATGATACCGTAGGCAACACCATCAGCAGCTCTTTTGTAATCAATTAGATTGCCTAGTGTGCGATTTTTTGTTTCCTTAATCGATTTTTTATTAATGTCAGCTAAACCTCTTAATCTTTCCAAGTAAGCCTCTCTTGATGTTTGATTTTTCATTTTTATATTTTTAGTGTTTTTTGTTATTTATATTACATTTTTTTATAAATACTTAATTGAGAGCAAAAAAATGTTTTAACTATATTATTTCATAATTTTCATTTATTATCTTATGCTTAGTAAGCATTTCGAAAACCTTTGGCGTAATAAGCATTTTCCTTCTATAATTATCAATCACTGATTGATTTGCTTTTTCATGTGATACATTTTCATTTAGAAGTTTTGTATTCATATGTAAATGTTCTAATATGTCATAGAAAATTTTATTTGCTTTTCTTCTATCAACATACTCAACTAACTGCTCTTTTTTAACTATAAATTTTTTCATAATTATATCATGAATTCGTTTAAACTTAATTCGTTTTTTAAGTAATTATTCTTTAATGCAACCAATTTCTCAAGGTATCCACTGTTTCTTAATATTTTAAAAACCAGATTTTCTACTGAATATTCACCCTTTTTATCTAATCCTGATTGCCTATACTTTTTTATTTTATTTTTAAGCTGATCAATTTTAATTAAAAAATTAGCTTCATCTTTATTCGTTTCTAAATCATCAATCGTATTCATAATATCAGCCGATTTTAATTGCACATCAGCAGTATCAATATTAACGATTTTTTTTAACGGTTTGCGAACCCAATCATTTTTCATGATTGAATATGTTCCTGATGAATGATGTGGTTCATCGATATCTTGAAAATATAACTCAACATCAAATCCCTTTACTTGAATAGGTAATTTATCAGACCATAATTGCTTTTTAAGCTTCAAAAAGTCGCCCACAAATTCTTTGTTTTCAGATATTTGTGAAAAATCGAGTACTATATGTATATCTATATCTGAATTTTCATTATAATTATAATTTGCCATACTGCCTGTAAATATAATATCCTTAAACTTTAAATTTTCTACATCTGAAAATTCAATAAATCTTTTAGCATTTAATAATAATATTTTTCTTATTTCAGGCTTTAGTATTTCGTTTTTATCCCATATTAGCGGACACAGCGTATCGTGCATCTGAATTGACGATACATCAACACTATCAGGCTCAATAACCTCTTTTAGTAAATCAGATATATTGGTTTTAGCCCAATACTTGGATGACCAAAATCTTGGCATCTTAGTGTTTTGCTCGTTATTACCATTGATTGAATTACTTGATTGAACGTCACTTTTCTCCACGTTAATAATTTTCATATAAATACATAATTATTAATTAAAGTAAAGGAGTATTTATTATAAATTCTAGCACAGATGAATTTAGAATGTTTAAACAACATAATTACAGATAACTTAGTAATTGACATTGATTTGACTAATGTTAATTCATGGATTAATTTTAACAGCGATTTGACTGCATTTAGCCTTACAAAATGGAGCGAAGCTATTGTTGATAATATTAATTTAAATGATTTTGGGTTAACTGATTACGACAACGGAAAAACAGATATTATGTGGAGTGGAATCACGCTTACACCTAATAATGATTTATTTTCAGTATATAAAGTTGGATATAACACAGTTATCAATCCAACAACAGGTCAAACAAGCGGATTTACATCAACAACACATTTTCTTCCAATTACAGGTATCACAAGTACAACTGGAAATTATTTTAATTTAAATGGCGGATATGTGCAAGGATTTTTCAAACTACAAGATTATAATTATACGTTATTACCTTCCAGATATGGAAAAGGTATAACAATTGAAACAATACTTAAATTATCGTCTAGTTCTCATGGTATATTTTATATGATGGGAGCACGTGCTGAAGATAAATATAATTCATATTTTAGTGGTGAAACTAAAACAGGCAGTACTACAACAGGCATAATAACTAGTGAGGGAAATTATTTGAACGCTTTGATTGGTGATATTGTTACTAAGAAGAGTTTCCAAAGACCTGAAGAAAATACAGAAACCATTTATAGCGAAACAGCTCAAATCAATAATCTGAAAAATAACGTTATTGCATTTGAAATAACAACTGATAGAAGACTTGGTTACAAATACTTGAATAATAACGGACTTGTCGTAAGTGAAGAATCACCAATAAAGATAACCGCAACTGGTTTTACTATGATTGACTTAACGTTCACGCCATATGAAAACATATATGACTTAGGATTGTTAAAATGCATGAAACAAAGAATGGGTACATTAATGTTTTACGTAAATGGTCGTGCTGTTTGGATTATAAAGGATTTTCCTGAATTCTATTTTCATGGTTTCAGTAATCAAAAGGAAAAGGTATTGGGAATTCCATATTCAATAAGTTGGGGCGGTGGGTCTTTTGGATTGAAATATTCATGGCATTATGATTATCAAAAATATAATATATATGATAATCAAGATAATACCTATATTACAACACATTTTTCTGTTCACGATAATCCCTTAGTATCAAATAATTTACTATCTGGAATTTCATTAAGCGCAAATACTAATGCTTTTAATGCAACAGTAATGGAAATTGTATCGACAGGTGCAACAGGTAATACTTACTTTGTTAAATTTAATAATCCAATCTCTGTTCTGTCGAATAGGAATTATACATTTACATTATCACTTAATAATCACGGCTTATTTAAAAACACTAATAATATAGGTGAAGCTGTTAATAATAAATTATCTATTTTAGCATATAGTGATACTGTTGATGTTAGTTTTATGAATAGCATTGAATATGTATATCCTATTACAAGCCTACGTATGGAGGAAATACAGGCACTAGGGTTACATCCGTTTCAAGATAACCAAGAATATCAATATATTTATCCTAATGGCGTTATGTATTATGGTGAAACAGGTATCCCCGTTCTCGATGAATTCGGAAATGAAAATACATTTGGTTATGAAATGCCAATTAATCTAACTGGTAATACTTTATGGTATACAACTGGTGTAGATATGTGGAATGAACTTAAAGCAGTAATTAGAACATCTGATAATACAGGTCAGAGCTTTATTAATGTTGGCTTATTGATTGAAACAACTGATACTTTAAATCTTAATAGTCCGCTATTTATCAGCGGATTTACATATACTGCATCAGATATCTTAGTACATGATACTAGAAAAAATAATCTAACCATCGAAGAAAATTTCAACACATCGTTTATTGGTGGAATTCAAAAACTAAGAATATATAATAATGCGCTAACATCGCCAGAGGTGTTGCATAATGCGTTAATGGAAACCAAAGTTAATCCAAATATTATTGTAAGTAAGGGTGGAAGAATAATAACATATAGAGTATGAGTGTATTAAATGAAATATTTGAAGGTTGGAAAAATCTGATTTTTGAAGATGATAAGGTTGAGGAAGAAGCCAAAAGAAGAATGGCTATTTGTGTTGGCTGTGATAAATTTACACGTGTAAAATCATGTGAACTATGCGGTTGTTATATGCCAGCAAAAGTACGATCTATGAAAAGCAAATGTGGTGATAATAAATGGTAATTAATTCTTACTGTGCGTTATAACATATGTATCTTCTAAAGCATATGCTTCAAATTCATCAGTATTAAAATACATTTTACTATATGATGTAAGCTGTTTCGTGATATTGTTAATAATAAAATCAATTCTTCCTGTTAGACATATTGCAGAATGTACATAATCACGTTTAGCTAATTTAATCTTTGTGTCTTTTGGAATGAAATGTAATACTGTAACATCATTAGTATTTTCTTCGTTGGGTACTCTTTTAAACCTAATCTGTTCGTTTTCACTACAATACCCCCAATTATTGAAATACCTCACTACAACTCCATCGCCAATTTCATGTATATATGGAAAATTTTGAAGCATTTCCGATTTTCTCTTATCGAGTAATTTATCTATTCTATCTATAATATATTTTTTTTCTTCGTTCATTATTAACAATATTGAGTAACAATGGAATTATTTAGGTTGTCGTGTATGTCCATAGTTGTACGATCAACAATTAGCTGCTCAACATATTCTTTTACAAATAATTTACGTATATTAATAGGTGCTCTTTCAAATGCAGTAAATTCAATCTCACTACCATCAGCAAATAATGATGCATTGATAGCCTGCCAATCGATATTACTAAACCAAGCTTCGTTTGCTGGCGGAGTATCATATGTGCCACTATCCGATGTGCCATCTGCACTAACTGAGACATTGTCACCGTGGAATCTTACATCGAATATAATTGGCTTTTCATTAGAATCATATAAGTATTCAATACTTATATTATACTCAATCGATAATTTAGTTACATCTTCTAATTCATTAGATTCCCAATTTCCGCCAATATGTGAATCATCAACATGTATAATTTTTATCTTAGCGTTTTTTGCTAAAAGTGAATCACATATAAATTGTTTTTGTAGGTCTTCGTTATTCAGTAATTCAATATTAGCCTCATCTTTATGAGATTCGTCACTACCAAGAAAATCGAATTTTTCAATTTCTTCATTAACTAATATTATAAAATCTTTTTTTTTCACAGGATAGATTTTATGATAAATACTATATTTTTCTATAAAATTTTTAGAAATTCATGGGCAATATGTTTATTTATGCTTTTCACTTGATTTTAGTATTTATGAAAAATTGTATATATGAGCAAAGATTCGAAAAAAATGCTGTTTGAAATGATGGAAAAAATAAATCCTAAGTTTAAACAACTCGAAATAGACGAAATAACAGGAGGATTACCGCCACAAGCTGGTGTAACACCACAAGCTACTACAACGCCACAGGCTTCACCTAATGCACAGCCAGTACAATCACCAGCCGTTACTCCACAACAGCCAGTAAATGCGCCTAGTGACGTTAGAACAGTTGCTAGAATGGCACAATCAGCTACTGCACTTCAAGGTGCTAATAAAAGGATTAATACAGCTACTGAATTTCCGCAAGCATTTAAAGATTGGTTTGCATCATTGGGGTATAAAGCTGACAATCCTGCAATTTCGATAATGAAAGTAATGACTGAAGTTAAAAAGGCTATGACTGAAATGGGTTTTAAATAATATATTATGGGAAATAAGCAAAGACTGTTTGAGATAATGGGAAAGGTAAATCCTGAATTTATTATTAAAGAAGACGTACCAGCAAGAGACCCTTCATGGATTGATGATAATTCATTAAGTGTTGGTGAATTAAAGGAAGCAATCAATATTTATTCTCATTCGAAAAGTAAAGAAGAAGCATTAGCTAGAGCAAAAAATAGTGGCGTTGATATACTAAAGTGTGTTGTAGGATTAATTGGCGTTGCAGGTTTCATTGCTGGAACAGCAGGAATAGGCGGTGCAGTGGTAGCAATTGCTGGTGGTGCTGCTGTAGGCGGTGCAGGTGCTGCATCTACATTGGATGATGTTCGCAAAGTTTTTAAGAAATTACTAGGTCCTAAAACCAAAACTGCACCTAAAACCCCAACAGGTTTTATGCAATTATTAAATATTGATCCAGAGGTTTCAATACTATTAGACGATAATATTGAAAACGAATTTATACAATTTGCAGTAAATAAACTCAATTCTATGCAAGATACCGAACCAGTTCCTAATTTTTTTAATGAATTAAGAGAATTTATTAAGGAAAAGTATGCACAAGTATATAACATAGGATACGGACAATCAGTACAATAGAAATTATTATAAATTATTTTTGAAAATACTTTGCATTTCTTGTAACTTTTACTACCTTTGTTACGTATTTAGTTATGTCATAATTAATGTAATTATAATTTTTAAGAAAAAATCAACATGAAAAATTTAAACAACATACAACAACAACCGCAACAGCATCCACAAATGTCTGAACGGGGAAGTTATGTTTAAATTTATCATGAGTTTAAAGCATTATAGAAACCCTGTTCGAAAGTTCAGGGTTTTTTTTATGTATATATGTTCTTTGAAAAGTATTGAAGAGGTGACTGAATGTTAAAGTTAATCAGGTGAAGGAGAGCCTTATGCTGGTAAAGTCAGTGTCTGCAACAAGACACTGGTGACTGCACCGAGGGGTGGGGTGAAATACCCACACTGACCTAAAACGAGGCGTAGCACAAAGTATGGTTATTGTTCGGTGTACAACGATAATAATTTGAAATCGACCAACGCCTATCCTCACTCTGTGGGTTAAAGTCCCACCCTCTTCAAAATATCTAGGCGTAGGTCTGTAGTTGGTAGCAGTCCTGTCTTGGAAGCAGGTAGGGTAAAACCTCTCGTCAGTTCGAATCTGACCGCTTAGACCAATTAATATAGAGTAGTAGCGCAGTGGTAGCGTACATGGTTTGGGACCATGTGGTCGTGGGTTCGAGTCCCACTTACTCTACAAGATCACATGGGACGATTGGTGTATCGGTAGCACGGAAGTTTGTGAAGCTTTTAGAGTGGGTTCAAACCCCACATCGCCCCCTAAATTATTGTTGTATAATACAATGGTTAGTATAACTGACTTTGAATCAGTTTATTGTGGTTCGAATCCACATACAACAACAAAATATTGTTCGATTTTTTATAAAATGATTCGAACTTTCATATGTTTTCAGTATTTATGATAAAACATATGAAAGAAGAAATATTAAAGTTAAGATCAGAAGGTAAAAAATATTATGAAATACAAAAAGCGTTAAATTGTTCTAAATCAATTGTTTCGTATTATTGTGGCGTTGCTCAAAAAGACAAATCTCGGAAAAGACAAGCTGAAAATAGAATGAAATGCAACGAAACAACCATTATATGTAAAACAACTAATTTCAAATATTGTAGAATTGATAAGTCGAAAAAACTAAGAATTTCATCAACTAGTTTTCAAAAAAGACCTAATAAAATTTATGAAAAAGATATTACATTAACATTTGATTGGAAGGATGTAATCGATAAATTTGGTGAGGATACTTTTTGTTATTTAAGTGGTGAAAAAATAAACCTTATTAATGATAAAAATTATAATCTTGATCATATTGTACCAAAAACCAGAGGTGGCGAAAATAATTTAGAAAATTTAGGAATTCTACATGAAACAGTTAATAAAATGAAAGGAGCATTGTTGAATGAAGAATTATTTGAGTGGTGTATAAAAATATTGAAGCATAATGGATATGATGTAGTAAAGAATAAAATAATAAACGATTAAATATAACAGCATGTATTACATAGTCCAGAAGAACGTCTTTAGAGAAGAAAATTACGATAATTTAATATTGGCTTTAGATCGATTAAAACTATCATACGAAATAGTTGATGTACTACCATTTATTGAAACATTCGAGTTTCATTGTAAAGACAAAAATGTGTTTCCTTTTGGGTCAACGAAAATGGCTAGACTGTCTAAGCTATATGGCTGGACACCCGGTTCTCAATTGAATGATAATCATGATTATCAGGTGTATAAAAACTTTTATGGTGATAATTTATTGAATTACGATTCACTTATTTATAAATTCGATGATGAATTTTTTGTTGACAAACCCTTTTTCGCCAGACCAACTAAAGATAGTAAAGCGTTTACTGGTAAGGTATTCGACATGGAAACATGGAGAAAATTTAGAAACACTGCCTTAATCAATATACTTGATAAAGATACTGAAATTCAGGTATCATTAGTTAAAGTTATTCAAAAAGAAATAAGATTCTGGATAGTAAAAGGAAAAATTGCAACTGCAAGTCAATATAAACTAGGAACTAGAGTAGTGCTTAGCGACACCGTAGATCAGCCAGCATATGATTTTTGTAATAAAATGATTCAATTGTTTCAATTAAACGATGCATTTGTAATGGATTTGTGTTTGGTTAATGATGAATATAAGATCGTTGAGTGTGGGTGCATTAATTGTGCTGGTTTCTATCGAGCTGATCTACAGAAATTATTGGTTAAACTAGAAGAAGCATTCTCAAACGATTATTTTGATCGTTGTTATCCGTCATTTTGTAATCCCATGGATCAAAACTTCTTGCGTTTATAAAATTTAATAATTACTTTTGCAATAAAACGATATGAGAGCAGTTGTACCCTGTAATATCGACAATTCTGAAGATATTGTCGATACAATAAAATACAATACTATAGGCATTTATGAAGATACAATATCTTCATTCAAAGACTATGTACTACCTGAAAATTCATTAGAACCAACAACTACCACAATCTTTTTTCATAAAAGAGAAGATGAACATGGGTTTCTTCAACAAGTTACTATAACAATTAAAACAGAAGTCTTATTAGGATTTCAAAAATATTAATATATGCAGTACAATCTATATTTAGATGACTTCAGAATGCCATTGGATTCGTTCAATTATACTAACAATAAAATATATAATATTGTTAATTGGAAGGTTGTGCGTAATTATGATGAATTCGTTGAAGCGATTCTAACTAATGGATTGCCTGAACGAATTTCCTATGATCATGACTTATCATATGAAGATATCAATAAAGAAACTGGCTTTACTGAAAAAACTGGCTTGGATTGTGCTAGGTGGCTTATAAACTACTGTATGGATAATAATTTAGATGTGCCAGTTGAAATTTATATTCATAGTATGAATACCGTTGGTGCATTAAATATTAAATCATTATTTACTACCTATTATAAGGTATACCCAACCGATAACGACTTTTATATTAATGATGTCTATATTAAAAACGGATTCTATTCTTATAATTATAGTCGTGGCTTTAATATGTGGAATGAAGATATTTATTAAGCATGCGTTTTTAAATAAAATAAGTATTTATGAAAAAATATATATTTTATGCAAAAAATAGGTAAAGACAGACTTTTCGAAGTCCTAAGTAGGTTAGATAAAACATTCAAACTCATAAATGAAGAACAACTACATCATTATAATGATGCTAACGAAACATTTGCACCCGATCAAAATGGCAATGAAGTTACAGATACTGTAAGTCCTGCTACAAGTACAGCACCACTTAACGAAGATCAATCAGAATCACCTATTCATAAATATGTTTACTTTGCATTTAACTATCCTAATGATTTTATTGAGCAAACATGGGCTGATGATGAAAATTTAATGACCCATCTTAAATCTAAATTCCAAGGATATTATAATAAGTATGGTTCAGCTTCAGTAATGAATTATTTTTATACTGAACTTGATGTTCAAAATCAAAGGAAATTGGATGATTGGATTATTAATAATTATAATGGCTAATATGTCATGAATGAACGCAGGGAATATATCAAAGTAGGTAGGAAAGCTTCTAAACGTGGCGATAGAGCTATAGCTTCTTCTTGTAAATATGATAGCTATTGGACTCAACCTTGTAATAAATATTGGAAAAGACAGGCAAATAAAAAGGTTAGATGCTCAAATATCATCAATAATATGGGATATAAAAGGATTTATGATAGCTTTTACTGGTCTTAAAACAATTGATATTTAATGAGTTAAAAATTATTATTAATTATTTTTAAAAATACTTTGCATTTCTTGTAACATTTTATACCTTTGTTACGTATTTAGATATACAAACAACAATAAGTAATTATTGAAATTTATTAAAAACAACGAATATTAAAAACAAAAACGAAATGAAAAATTTACTCGAAACTTTATTAGTAGCAATGGTAGCCGACCTATTATGGTTGGATGCAGAGGATATGTTATGTGATGTCGGGTAAAGGAAATAATAATATTGTTCACCTTTCTTTTTATAAAAGACCCGACTATTAAAACCAGTCGGGTTTTTTTGTTTTAGGTGAATAAGTTCTTTGACATGCTGGAAAAAATAAAATGGTCTTAGGGTCTGCTGGGCGTGGACGACACCCTGTCACGGTGTTCAATCAGGTCGATTCGAATTCGACTAGGACCGCCATTAATACAATGCTATAGTTCAATTGGCAGAATAACTGACTGTCTATCAGTGGGTTGCGGGTTCGAGTCCCGTTAGCATTGCACGGTTTACTGGAAGGTAAACTAATCAGAGTTATATAAAACGTGATAAATTAACTCTGAAGTCTCGTAGTTTAGAGTGGATATGAATGCCCTGAAGGGGTGGTTGCTGGTTCAACGCCAGTCGGGACTGCTTTTAAAATGTTGCCGTTGATAAATTGGCGAAATCACCTGACTTTCAATCAGGTCATATGTGGGTTCAAGTCCCATCGGCAATACAATATGTCGCTATATGCTAATTGGCTAGGCAATAACACCTTCACTGTTATGGTGTGAGTTCGATCCTCACTAGCGATACAATTTTTAAATAAAAACGTTATGAAACCATTAAAAAGAAAATTAACCTCAACTGAATTTAGTAAAAAGCAAGAGAACGCAGCTAATTACGGAAAATTCATTAAAACAACTTTAGTTGAAAGAGGTAAACAGAGAAACATTTTCAAAATTAAGAACTGATAACATATAAGCGGTTAATAGCCTGTGAGACATTAACGGCTAATATATTATTACTTATGTTCCCTTAGCTTAGCTGGTTTAAAGCACTTCTCCTACAAAGAAGATACCGTTGGTTCAAATCCAACAGGGAACACAAAACATAACAATAAGTGTTTTCGCTTATATTCATATTTAATAAGCGAAAACACTTGTAAATATATCCTTTTGTGGTGGAATTGGTATACACGGCAGCCCAAGAAACTGTTGTCGAAGGACATGCGAGTTCAAATCTCGCCAAGAGGACTGAGATGTAATATGGTAATAAAGACGATGGCTGAGTGAGGCTATAGCGTGTCCAAAGCGCCAATAGACCACCAGAGGTTAACTCCCGATGCAATATCTGGCAACCTCACTCCCATATTACGGAAAGATGAATTATCGTCTGGAGATTCCAGACGGAAAATAATATGCTGGTGTAGCCGAATGGTAAATAGGCAACTGACTTAGGATCAGAAATTTGCGAGTTCGAGTCTCGCCACCAGTACATTTGGGGATGTGATGAAATTGGTAGCACATGACAAGCTTAAACCTTGTTGCGAAATAATAGTAGCGTGTCAGTTCGAGTCTGACCTTCCCTACTGAAATACATGGGGTGTGAAGTGTAATTGGCTGCACAAAACATTTGCAATGTTTTAGAGGGGTTCAAGTCCCACACGCTCCACAAGAAATTTTGAGTTCATTCAATCTTTTCTCCACAATTAAAGTATTTATGATAAAATATTATTATGAATATATGTAAAAATTGTGGAATTGAAATCGAATCACATCGTAAATATTGTTCATTGAGATGTAGAAATATATATGTTAATGAAAATCTTAGAAACTATAGTAAAAACGGTGATTCTATTAGCAAAAAATTTGTTGATGAATATAATTCACATCCAAAAAAATGTAAAGCATGTGATAAAATTATACCATATGCGCTAAGGGAATGGGTTTTTTGTTCTAAAGAATGTAAAAAAACTGGATTAATTAAGTGGAATGAAAATCGAAAAGGCGAAAAGCGTAGTTTTAGTAAAGAAGGAATTGATAATATTATTATAGCAAGACGATTAAGATTAGATACTAGTTTTGAGGATTACATGTCTAATCCGAAACTTTGTAAAGAATGTGGTGAAAAATTGCCGTTTGACCATAAAGCACGAATTTTCTGTAATATTAAATGTAAACGAATTTATGATAGTAAAAACATATCCGAATATCAAATTTATTATAAAAATTGTCAGTTTAAATTTAATTTATCTAACTATCCAGAAGAATTTAATTTCGATATGATAAATGAATATGGTTGGTATAAAGCAAAAAATCATGGTGATAATTTAAATGGTATTAGTCGTGACCATATGATTTCAGTAAAATATGGTTATGAAAATAATATTAGCTCAGATATTATTTCTCACCCTGCTAATTGCAAACTAATGCCACATAGTAGTAATTCAAAGAAACATAGTAACTGTTCGCTTAGCTTAGAAAACTTGCTACTAAAAATCAATGAATGGAATTTAAAATATTATTAGAAATAAATAAAATCGTCTGGAAATTCCAGACAAAACATACGTAAGTTGCCGAGTGGTTAAAGGCGGTGGTCTCCAAAACTACTAGAGAAATCTTTCGTGGGTTCGAATCCTACCTTACGTGCTTGATAATCAACAAGTTATATAGCCCTATATGCCAACTGGTAGAGTGAGGTGTTTCAAACGCATCGTAGTGAGAGTTCGAATCTCTCTAGGGCTACATTTAGTCATCGGGAATCTCCAGATGAAATTAATTTAATATTTTTGTAACATTTCGCTATAGTTATACGTATAATAATTAAAATATTCTTGCTTATTATTATCATTATCATTACTTTTAACAAAAATTATCACATGTATATTATTTCAAATAAGAAAAAAGATTATTATGATGGCGTTGCTGGTACAGTAGGCATTGATAAAACCATTGTATATAATCGTCAGCAAATTGAAATAGGTGAAAAGGACTTACCTTCTTTATTTAAAGTTGATATACATAATCATAACAATTCTTCATTCACCAAATTGGATGCTTATCACATTAAAGATGAATATTCTAAAGATTTTTTTAATTATTCATGTGATATTATTGGATTTTGTGGTAAGATTTATTTTTGTTGGAATTTCTATTATAAGAAATATAATAGGTTTACGCATGCTGATGAAACAGTTACTCATATTACATATGATATTACTGAAGCTAAGGATATTTTAACAGATAAAAACTATTATGGTAATCTTGCTGACAATATCAACGATGTTCTAAATTATGATGCAATGCATTTGTTTAGAGAATTTAAAACACCTGTATTTGTTTATTCAGATGACCCACATGATTCGGTTTTGCTTGATAGGCGCAGATATAGATGGGCAAAAAAGATCATATTGAATCCAATATTAAATGATTTCAACTTCTATTCTGAGTTTGATTCATTTCAAGCATTTCAAGAAATTCAGATGTTTATCGGTGGCGTACTAGGTTGTAATGAAAAAGATATTATTGAAGTTGCTGATAAATATAAGATTGCGCAGCACGGATTTGATAAATTTAGTTTTAGAAAGGATAAGGAAAAATGAAACCTGTTATAAACAAAATATTTTTCATACCTGCTAAGTTCGTGGAAGTTCGTGGCGATAAAGTAGTTCTCGATTGCTTGCTTACAGCAAATCATCAGGGTATTGAAAGAAGAATTTTCGATAAAATATTGTTTGACGATATTGATAATCCAAATCTAATTATGATTGCAATGATATCAGGCTTTATGTGTTTTCAGATTAATGTAATGTCTGCCGATGAATATATGTATTTGTATAAGAAAAAATGGTTTTGGCTGTTAAAAAATTAATCATGGAACAATTAGATAAGAGAAAAATTAAATTTAGGATAGTTGAACACCAATATGATAATGGTAGTAAAAGTTTCACACCTGAATGGTATTGCTATATTAAACAAGCATGTAATTTTGGATGGAATCCTTGCTATGGTTCTAATTTAACTGCGGAAACCGATACGCATGAACAGGCATTAAAAAATATCATTTTTTTTGCTGGTTGTATTGGATTATTCGTATCCAAGCCTAAAGAAATTATACATGAAATAAACATAGGTAATTTATTTGATATCAATAAAGACTGTAGAAAAACACCTGATATTGAAAAAACAGATGAAATACTTGCTGAGCTTAAATTAAGAAAAAGAAGAAATCTCATGAATCGAGCACTAAACAATAACGCTTCAGAATTCGCATATAGTGAAATTGAAATCACGGTTTTGAATGATTTGATTAAGTACGTTCAAGATTTAATAAATAGCAAATAATGAAAAAAACTGAAAAGATATTACTGGCGCTTAAGGCAGACAGAAGATTAAATGATACTCATTGTACTTTAAACAACTGTTCACCTTCACAATATATGCAAGGTAGTAATAAAATATTGGATGATTACATTATATATGTAGAAAATTTAATAAATAAGAAATAATGGACTTTGAATCGGGTGATATTGTTTTAGTTAAAAAAGGAACTACTGTATGGCTAGTTAATCTTGGCTTAGGTATGATACTTGCGTATGACATATTGGTTGAAATTGATTGTTATTTTGGCGGTAGTTATTTAGGTAAAAGAAAATTGATATGGGAAAAGGACGATGATTTTGAATTAATAGATAATGCAGCAGCTTTTGAACTATTTAAAGATGATCTTAAAGACCTAATCAAATACGATACACTTACATATGAAGAAAAATTAGCACTTACCAAATACATTTAATATTATGAAAATCAGGAAAATATGTGGATTCATGCGGTTCTTTTTAGGTGACAGCGTTTTAGCTATTACATTAGCTCCTTTTGGCATATATGTTAAACCCGATTATGATATAACAGAAGATACCATCAGACATGAAACGATACATTGGAAACAACAAATGGAAATGTTAATAATTCCATTTTATCTCTGGTATTTTGCTGAATACATCATACGTGTGATACTTTTCGAAGATAAACCATATATGAACTTGTCAATGGAGAAGGAAGCATATCAAAATGAAAACAACGTTGATTACTTAGCAACTCGCAAGCATTTTGCTTGGTTTAAATATTTATGATTATGAAAAGGATAGTAAATTGGTTTAAGAAGTGTTATTTGAATTACCAGATAAGCGAGAATGATATCGCATTAACTATTCAAGCCATAACATATGAAGAATATTTAATAATTGACGATAAGTTAAAAAAAGAACTTGAAAAAATAAAATAATCATGAAAGTAAAAATAGGTAATAGAGTATTTGATGCTGATGATCAGCCAATCATGCTTTACTTTGAAGACAGTAGTGAGTCACAAACGGTTGCAATGCAATTGTTTAATATGGCAACTGATTCTCGAAAATATTGCATGTATCCTGATGACACTGATGCCACCAAGATTTTAAATTTCATGAATACCGATAAGTATGACGAACAAAAAAGATGCAACGATCAATGGATTTCGTTAATAAAGCAAATTGGTTTTTCAGATAAGAATATTAAAACAGTGCTGAAATATGTTAAGCTGCATACAAGATATGAAATAGCTGGAATGGTTATTGATAAAAACATTACTTCTCCAAGTGACATACCAGTACCAACACTATATTTAGCATTAAAGGTTTTATTTGAATTGGAAAAACAAGGTCTTTTCAACAGGTTATTTTTCATTGATAGACCGACAATAAGCACTTATAAATTTAACAGAAAATCATATTCTTTTAATGTTGCAACTAGTATTATGAAGTTCAAATTAAATCCTTATGATGATTTTCCGATCTCAATGCTGGAAACAGGACTTGATGATGTAATAGTTAATGAAACGGTTTTCATATTGAAAAAGCAATTGGATTCGACACCATTATTAATATTCATTCTCTTTTCAGATAGAAGTATAATTGATGGTAAAGAATTAATAATAAGCCACAGATATTCAGTGGGTAAAATAAACGAACAATGAGAAAAATTACAGTGATAATTGAAGATGGGTTCAATACTTTAAGTCAAACAATTAAATGTGATGCCATTTGCTTTGCAGCATCAGGTGTTGGTGCATTAAGCAGTCATTTAAATCATGAAATGAATATGCTTATTGAGTCTCAAAAGGATTGGATTGCTGAAGAGCCAAAAGATTGTAAATTTGTCATAGCGTGTAGATATAGTGATGTAATTGCATGTGGTATTGATACATCGTTTGATGCTTTATGTGTATACATTGGTGAACATTTCAATAATGTATGCAAGAGAAATCCTAGCTATTCAGATAAATATACAAAAGAAGAGCATAAGAAATTTTGGTATCATTTATTAGAAGTAAATGAAAGTGAATGTGAAAATTTAATGAGAGATCACATTGATAATGCTCATGAAAATAAATGGTTTCATTATAGTGCTTAAACTAATATTATGAACGAAGAAAGCTGGAAAACACTAAATAAATTCCATGATGATCTAATAATTGCAATTGAAGAATATGAAAATTCTCCTGAAGGCAAGACAGCTAATGCATGGAAGAAATATCTTGAAGAATTTCAAGAAGAACGGTTTCAACAATTTGAAAAATGGTTAGAACATAACGATTTTGATAAATTGATATATCGTTTAATATCGGAACATGATGCTGACTATCGTGATAGCTGGTATGAAAGAGGTATTGAGCCACAGCCGAATAATAAACTACAATTTTTACTCGATTATGTTGATAATAGGTGTAAAATAACTAACGTGAAAAAGCTTGATTGTGGGTTCAACAACCAAATACGATTATTTAAGGGTTATTACTTTCAAACAACACATGGTCAAGGGACTGTTACTGATATCTATAACAAAAAGAAACTGCAACACTTATTACACGTATGAAAATATATAATAAATTAGTTCGTGATAAGATATTGAAAATATTGAAAAAAGCTGGTGTAAAGCATAAATATCATATTGCTGATGATGCTGAATACTATACTAAACTTCACGATAAACTACAAGAGGAAATTCAAGAATTTGTTGAAAACCCATGTATGGAAGAATTTGCTGATATTTTGGAAGTATTAGAAGCTATTGGTAAATATCATAAACTTGATTTTGGTGAAATTAAAACAATAAAAGGAATTAAACAAATTGAACGTGGTGCATTCTATAATAAAATAATTTTAGAATCTACAGATTAAAATATGGGGGTGTGATGAAATTGGTAAACATAACAGACTTAAAATCTGTCGGTTAGCTTAAGCGCCTTGAGGGTTCAAGTCCCTCTACCCCTACAAACCTAAATGAAATGAAAGCTAAACCAAAAGAAGATGATTGTAATTGTGGTAAACCATTGAAATTAGATGATCCACGAAAGAAAGCATTAGAAGCAAAAAAAATTATTAAGAAAAGAAATCTACTTAAATAAAAGTATTTATTATTATGAAAAAACTATGGGAATTCTTGTAACGCTCTAATGCGTATACGGGATTATGAGAAATAAAGAAACTATGGATGCCACTGACAATCGTGGCGTATTCAATCGTGCATACAAGGAATATCTTGAGCACAAAGGAAAAATTCATTGCAGCTATTGCAAATATCATAAGGGTGAAAATTACAAGGGTAATAGCTATGGAGGATATGGGAAAGTTAAGCTTCCTAATTGGAAGCTAGTATCGAAGAACCCTAAACAATGGATGAAAAAACCGATGAAAATCGTTGAAAAACCAACACATCACCCAATGTATAATATGTTTTATACTGAAATCAAATTTTAGTATAATATGCGGATATCGTTCAAAGGTAGGACTGCTCCCCCATAAAGAGTAGATATGAGTTCGATTCTCATTATCCGTACAAATTAAAATGTAACTGAGCAGATATTGGTTTTAAAATCAAAATCTAAGCCAGATACATACAATCCACCACCTGTGTTTAAAACAGCATCACCTACATTGAATTTCCAAGGCTGTTCCGCTATGTTTTTATCTGTTTCATTTTCTAATGCATCGGTATGCTTATTGTAGGATGCGAGCTTATATGTTCCCTCTACACCGTCTATTGATATAATGAAGTTCTCAACGCCAAAGTCATTCAACCAAAACGAAATATGCCAACTAATAAAAATATCACTATCATTGATGTCTGCATCAAAATCTGATGAAAATACTTCGTAATTAAAAAATGTTGAATCTTTTATTTCTTGACGAAATCTAAAATTATCGTTTTCCATTACAAAACCTTCGTTAAGAAATTTTTTAATCTCTTCATTAAGAATTGTATCTATGTTTTTTCCAGCGTTTAATGTTTTAAAACTCATGTCAGTATTTTTCTATAAATACACTATGATTGTTAAAAATTCTTCATTATATTTGCAACATAATATATTGAAGTATGATTGAAAGCAATGAAGTGTTTGTAAATGAAAAACATTGGCGAAGTATGAGTGAAAATGAATTAAGTGCATTGCATTAAAGATTTTCTCTTATTATAGAGAACATGGATTTCCATATTACCCAACTGATAATGAAATAAGAAGAAAAGATTTTAATAAGCTTAAAAACTTTAACTTTCATAATGCACAGGATAGGGCAGTAATAAATCAAACAATGCATGGACTTGGTTTAGCTTGGTCATATTTTCCACATGCTTTTGATGTTAAATCTAATGGTATGATGACTCCTTATGAGGCATTCATGAATGATGAAATATTTATGAAAGTCATATTGAAAAGATTGAAGATGGGAACATATATTTCTGATTCTGGTATAAGAAAAATGTTAAAAATTTATACTGGTGTTCAAGGAGTATCTAATTTCAGACCAACAGCAGCAGCGTGTTTATATGATGAATTTGGAAAAGATGGTGTCGTGTGGGATATGTCTGGCGGATGGGGTGGTAGATTGCTTGGCGCAGCTATTAGCAACGTTAATAAGTATATAGCTACCGAACCTTCGACTAAAACATTTAATGGTCTTAAATCGCTTGCAAATGACTTTTCTGGCAATATGATATGTGAAATCAATCATTGTGGTAGTGAAGATTATGTTCCCGAAGTGAATAGTTTGGATATGTGTTTTACATCGCCACCATATTTTGATCTGGAACAATACTCAAGCGAATCAACACAAAGCTATATTAAATTTAATAATATTGAAAAATGGAGAGAAGGTTTTTTAAAACCAACATTTGATAATTGTTACTATGGACTAAAACCTGAAAAATTCATGTTAATCAATATTTCAGATAAGGTTGGTAACAATATTAAGCTTGAAGATATTACAATTGAAACAGCAAAAGAAGTTGGATTTACAATGTATGAAAATACTGGCTTGCTCTTTCAAATATAAATTTAATGGATAGTGGAATAAAATTTAAATATGAACCAATATATATTTTTAAAAAATGATCATTTTATGGTTGTAAAAAATATGAAGAGTATTTATATCTATAAAACTATATGGCATGGGAAAAAAATGTTTTTTTGAAGAAAATGAAATTATTGATATTATTAAAAAATACACTATTGAAAACCTGAGTTGTGAAAAAATTGGAATTTTATATAATGTTTCATCGACCACCATATCACGAAACCTTAAAAAAAATAAAATTGAAATTAAAAAATGTAATGAGTATAAAAAATACACAGTAAATGAAGAATTTTTAAAAAATGTTAATGGTATTAATTCATATTTTATTGGGTTAATGGCATCGGATGGAAATGTTAAAAAGAATTTCAGGTGTTTTTCAATATCACAGTCAGGTATAAACGGCATGAAATTGATTGAGCAAATTTCTAATTGGTTAGCATATTCAGGGAAAATTTATCATGCAAGAACGTCATGTAAAATATCACATGGAATTACTATTACTTCGGAAAAATTGGTTTCCGAAGTAATCAAACACAATATAGTGCCAAATAAATCAGCAATATTCTATTATAATAATTTAGCCTTATTAAAAGAGTTTTTACAGGGATATGTTGACGGAGATGGATGTGTTGGCATTTACAAAAAAAACGGAAAAAATTACTATTATATTAGTTTTTTTGGTACTACAAAATTTATGAAAAGTATTATTTCATTAATTCCGATAATACCTACTTGTTATAAGATAAATGAAAACTATCATGAAATTAAGTTTTTTGGTAAAAAGGGTATTGATTTCAGTAATTGGCTATGGGAATATCCAGTATATAGCGATAGTATAAAATATAAAAAATATGTTTTATTTAAAGCCAATGAATACCTTAACAGTGAAAAATATCAATATAATAAACTAAATATTGATATTATGAATATGTTGGATAAAAATTTTACAGTAAAAGAAATTTGTGATAAGCACAATATTAATAAAAGAACAGTTTATAATTTAAAATATAATAAAAAAAATGGAAGAGGTACTTACTAAAATCGATTGGAATGTATTAAATACTTATATTGAAAATAATTTAATTGTATCAAATAAACATCCAGAATATGATATTTGGATACTAAATTATTCGCCAAAGGCACAGTCAAAAAAGTTTTGGGATGAATACACCATGTCCTGTAGAGGCTTAGTTGTAGATATTGATGGTAATATAATTAGCCGATGTATGAAAAAGTTCAAAAATTATGAAGAACATGATCCATCGGAAATTGATATGTTACAGTCATTCGAAATTTTCGAAAAGATGGACGGGTCAATGATTTCTGTTTTTTGGTACGATGCACGTAACGAATGGATTGTAGCCAGCAGGGGGTCTTTTATTTCGGAACAGTCTGTGGAAGCCAGAAAAATACTGAGTAATAAATCTGTTTACTTGGAAAAAAATAATACATATATTTTCGAGGTAATATATCCTGAAAATCAGATAGTTGTCCACTACAATGGAATTCGTAGCTTAGTACTACTTACTGTTATTGAAACTAAGTCAGGCATCGAAGCACCATATGATAATGTATTAAATAACTATGTTGATTATTTTACTATCGTTAAGAAATATGATATTAAGAATATCAACAACTTAAACGATTTAAAAATACTTGAAGAAGAAAATCATGAAGGTTTTGTTGTGAAATTTGCCGATGGATTCCGAGTTAAAGTAAAATTTAATGAATACATCCGATTGCATGGTATTTTAACTAATGTTTCAAATGTTGTAGTTTGGGAACACTTAATGAATAACTATAACTTTGATCTATTATTAGATAGAGTTCCTGATGAATTTTATGACTGGTTGAGAAGAACAGTGGGATCGCTACAATTGCAATATAATGATATTGAACGATTGGCTTTGAAGGATTTTATCAGAATTTATCATATAAATAATATATCAGATCGTAAAGCATTCGCAATGGAAGCTATAAAAACAGAACATCGTTCGATATTGTTTAGACTTTATGACAAAAAGCCATATGATGTATTAATCTGGAAACAAATTCGACCTGTATTTTCGAAGCCATTCAAAGATGGCTATGAATATGTTTCATAAAAAACGGTCATGCTGCAGAGTATGACCGTTTTTTTAGTATTTATAAGAAAATCAAATACTATGAAACCATTCACCTACTTAAAAAAATTATTTAAAAAAAAGAAAACAATCAAATTCGGGTGGAAAAAAGATAATCTAGACCCAAGAGACATTAAATTTAAAATTGAACAACAACACGCATTACCGCCGATGGTTGATTTAAGATCCTATTGTCCACCTGTTTATGATCAGGGTAATATAGGTAGTTGTACTGCAAATTCATTGGCTGCTGCTTATCAGTTTGAGGAAATGAAACAAAAGGGTGAAAATTTTATCCCATCAAGATTATTTATCTATTATAATGAAAGAGCATTAGAAGGAAATGTCAATACTGATAGTGGTGCTGCAATCAGAGACGGCATTAAAACAATGGTTACTGATGGCGTATGTCCTGAAACAATATGGAAATATAGCCCAAATAAATTTGCAATAAAACCAACTAAAGAATGTTATGATGCTGCATTAAATAATCAGGTTGTAGAGTATTTAAGAATTACTCCACATAATTTATATGAAGTTAAACATTGCATTTCTGATGGTTATCCAGTTGTATTTGGTTTCATGATCTATGAATCATTTATGGATGCAGAAGTTGCACGTACTGGTATTGCGCCTATGCCTAAATCTAATGAAATATTACAAGGCGGACATGCTGTTCTTGCTGTTGGATATGATGACTCAATGGAAGCGTTAATTGTTAGAAATAGTTGGGGAAGTGATTGGGGCATTGATGGCTATTTTTATCTTCCATATGGGTTTGTTACTGAAGAAAACTTATCTGCCGATTATTGGACAATCAGATTGGTTGAGTAGTATTTATATGCACGAATTAAATATTTTGTTAAATTAAACGATTTGGCTAATTCGTGCATTATCTTTGTACAAAATCTAATACAGTATTCATTAAACATATAAACTAAATATGAGAAATATCTTTGAAATCATCAATGAAGAGATTGACACATTAAATATCAATAGCCAACAGAATAACAATCCAGAACCTGATTATGGTTGGGCTATCTTTAGAATAGCAAACGGACATAAATATTATGTTATTAAAATAGATACGCAGTCTGATAAAATTATTATGTATGATAGCGGTGTTAAGTATTCGGATAGAAAAGTATTGAAGTTTTCGGAAAAAAGAGCAGCACAAATAATAAAAAAGAACATGAATGTTGATAAAAAATATGGAATTGTCAACAGTAGAGGTGTTCAAAAACTGTATGATTGGAGTATTCGTTACGATAATGGCTTAAGCTAGTGTTGATAATCAACCAGTTAAAAATAAATGAAAAATAATTGCAATTTTTTGTAACATTTTGCTTGTCTAATACGTATTTATGGTATATCTTTGTTAAATAAAACAAATAATAACAAAACAAACAATGAGAACATTTGGTAAAACATATCGTGGTTATAAATCTTATAAGAAAACTCTTATGGAATCGGGATTGCTTTGTCAAATAAAAACAACTTAAAATAGTTTAATAGCATTTAGACATTATCAAAAACCCCGATTCATTAGAGTCGGGGTTTTTTTGTTCTTTAAAATATTGATGAAATGAAAGTTGTTTGAAATTATTATTGAAAGTCTGAAGGAAACTACATGGGAGACATACGCAATCGTGAGATAAAAAACGTGAGCAGTGGAAGGCGCTGACAGGCACAGAAGTTAAGAAATGTATTAGTAGATCAAATCAGTATGTAATGAGATTAGAATGACGAGTAATCACACTAACGGGATATCTGTAGCTCAGTCAGGTAGAGCAGGAGACAGCGTTTGCGTATTAGAAACTCCGTGTCATAGGTTCAAATCCTATCTGGTGTCATAAACCGTTGGTGTGTAATTTTGCCTTCGTAGCTCAATAGGTAGACGCACCTGACTTTTAATCAGGG